AAAATTCTATATAGGACAAACCCTAATGGTTTTATGTACAGTGCTTTAAAATTAGGGCATGCCAACCCAACCCCGCCCCCAATGTTCTGTATATAGATGCAAACAACCAACCCGCCCCGGGTCATCCATGTGCATGGATCACGCGCCCCCGGTACATGTCAGCAAAGCAAAAAGGGAAAGTGATCGGGAATACAAAACGGCCATATGGCAAACGATACGGGCGGGGCAATTGTCAAAACAACCGCTTTGCCAATCGTGCATGTTGGCGGGGCGGGTTGTTGGGGCCGTGCATGTTGATCATGTCATTGCATGGAAACCAATCGGGCCGCATGCATTCACGGCCAACCGTTTCCAATCGTTATGCGCCCCGTGCCATTCTGTAAAAACGGGATTGGAAAACCGGGGGGTTTTCAGGCATTACACCGACCGGGGGGTTGTTGATTATTCCCCCGGGGATTGGGGCCGCATGATGTCCCAACCCGATCCCAACCCCGCCCCGCCCCGGGATTGACGCGCCCCAACCCCAACCGGGGCCAACAACGCGCCCAACGGCCCAACCGGGGGCCAAACGGGGGCCAATCATGCCCCGATCATGCCCCGATCATGCAATCCGGGCGCATTATGTAACCCGTTTGTTTGCGATTGCACATGATCCGACCGATCCGGCATTTGAAACGTAGTACCGGGGCATTACCGCATGGCCGTGTGAGAACTAAAAGTATGCAGTTTGGCGCGTTGGCGTTGGCGTTGGGCATTGGGTCGGTTGTTGTCTCACTTTGCACGGTTGCAGTGAGCGGGGCCGGGTTGTTTGTGGTGTCCGGGTTGTTGGGAGAATGATCATGCAAATCAAATCATTTCAAAACGCGCCCAAATTTGCAAAGTTGCAACAATTGGCGATTGCCGTGCAAACTGGTGACGATTACGTTATCGCCCGGGAATTGTTGCAATTGCAATGTGACCCCGATTTTTCCGGCCCGGGTTGGCAATCCAATTTTGCCAAATTGGCCGATACTTTTGGGAGCAAAATGCCCCAATTGGCAATTTTTGCATTGGGGGGCAATTCCAAATTGCCGTTTGTCTCATTCTCTACAATCCCGGGGGTGACATGCCCCGGGGCGGGGGATTGCATCACGTTTTGCTATTCCTATAGGGCATGGAGATTTCCGGCCGCATTTGCGCGCATGATCCAAAACGCCTATTTAATGCGGTTTGCCCCCGATCAAATCGCGTTTGCGTTTGCCGCTATTGCCGCAAAACGGCCCGGGGGGTTTGATTTCCGTTTGTACGTTGACGGGGATTTTGCAAACGGGGGGGATGTTGCATTTTGGATGTCGTTGTTATCATCAACCCCAACCGCCCGGGCCTATGGCTACAGCAAATCATTTCATGCATTGTTGGGGTTTGACGTTGTTGGGGTTTGGCCTACAAATTATCAATTAAACATATCCGGGGGTCACAATGCCCCGCAAACGGTTGTTGACGCTGTCAAACGATTGCCGATCACACGGGGGGAATTTATCGCGGTTTCAATTGGGCGAAAAGTAAAATCAACCGATCACGGATCACCCAGCACAAATGCGGCAATCCGGGCCAAATTCCCCGGGATTAAGGTTTTTCCATGCCCGGGCGCATGCGGTACATGTACAGGGGCGGGGCATGCATGCGGATTGCCCCAAATGAAAAACCGCGTTATCGCAATTGCAATGCATTAAGGGGACAACAATGATTAAAGTTAACCAAAAGCATTTTTTTGACATTGTCGGGCCGTTGGATGTTCATCCAAGCATGCAAAACGACAATTTTACCGATTGGAAAACCCGGGGCGGGTTGGTTGTTGGCCGATCAATCCCGGGATGGCGTAATGCATACACCAACGGAAAACCAACCGAAAAACAATATTTTTTGATCGATACAAACCGGGGCCAACAATGACCAATCAACAAATTTGTGATTTTTACGACAACAACCCAAACCTGACAATCGCCCAATTGGCGCAAATGCTCAGGATGTCAATTGATGACGTTAAAACCGTTTTACAAACCCCGCCCCCCGTGCAATTTTACGGGCGCAATCGGGGCCGATCCAACAACTACAGGGGATGAACATGGGCCGTTTTTCTGATATTGATGTCGAATTGACGTATGGCGAAAAGCCAACAACAACCCCCCGGATCGGGTCATTTGGGGTTTGCCTGAATGATCCGGGCCAACCCCCCCGATTTTTAAATTTGTTGCAAATGATTGGATCGGTTGGATTGTTTGCCCCGGTTGATGACCCCGGGTCAATCATACAATTTGACGTTTGCGATTATTGGGAATTGACTTAATAAACCCAAACGATCCCCGGGAAACCGGGGTTTTTTTGGGCTTGCTAAGTTAGTAAGCGCTCACTTCAAAAGCCCGTTTGCGGGGCGATTGTGCTGGGTTGGTCATTGGCCCGGGGTTTGATCCCGGGGCGATTGGCGGGACGATTATGGGGGCGCATGCCCACAAATGCGGGGCGGGTTGGATCGGTCAACAACCGGGAAAACCCAAAAATCCCCGGGGCGATTGGTTTGGGCCGTGCTGGGTTGACCGGGGCCGCATTTGCCCGGGTTGGCCCGGGGTTGGTTGGGTTGTTTGGGGGCAATTGGCGGGGGCGGGTTGGATTGGCCCCCGTTGGGTTGATCGGGTCGGGGCGATTGGGCAAAAAACCTAATGTCAGACACGCAAACCCGGGCGCAAACGCTTGATTTTGTTGGGTTTTCTGGGTTTTCCCGACTAAACCGTTCAGTTTGTGACTGAACAGTCTAGTTTTTGACTGAACGGTGCGGTTTTTGACTGAACCGACCAGTAACAGGGGCCAAAAAAGTCCATAGGCCAACTACGCATTTCGGAAAAAAAATTTGGAAGAAAAAAAATGCCTAGACTGGCTAGGCATAAATTCCCTTCTTTGCAACTGCTGGAAATCTGAAAAAACTTTTCTGGAAATGTCTCTTACTTTTCTACCAAAATATTAGGCGACTTCCAGAGATTTTTGTCAACTCTGTAGGAAATCGCCTCAACTTGTGGCGGCTTGTAGCCAACTTTAACAGCGTTCTTGCGTAAAGCCAGCGCTTGAGCTTTGTTCTCAAATGGCCCTTGTAGACCGCAATACCAACCGACTTGATTGTTTGGGAATGTCATATCAGTTCAGACGGTTTAGCAAAAACTCAGTGTGACGGCACAAAGCGGCGATTTCATCCACGATGTTTTGCACTTCAGACTCTTGAGGAAAGCCGGGAGCAGAACGCTTTTCCGCTGTTTCTGCGTAAACGTACTTGACAAGCTCCAGACCATTTTCCCCCAGAAAAAGTGGCATCTCGCTGGAAATTATTTTGCCTTTCTGGAGGAGGGTCGCCTCGACAAAGGAATCAGCAAGATCAGCCAGTTGGTCATAGAACTTACCCAATGCTTTGTGCTGTGAGTAGCTGGATGTGTTCCAGTGGTGAACGTGTGCGGCTGTGACGCTGTGTAGCAGGCACATGGCGTAGTCACTGATGATGTCAGACTTTGCTTCAATGATGGTGAACTTCATGGCTGTGATCCTTTATTTGATTGTACCCAAGATGTGATTGATTGACTGTTGGAGCAGGTCGTGAGGCACTGTCTTCCATTTATCCACGCAAATGCCAATGGCGTTGTCAATGGTGATTGCGTCAGCGTTGTGCCATTTGAAATTCCGTTCTGAGCAGGCTGTCAGGGTCAGCATGGCCGACTTCAGCTTCCTGTACTCAACTGAGTCTTCCTGCTCCATCAGTTCATAGGCGTATGCCATGACAAAGACGGCATCTGAGATTGGCAAAATGCTGGACCTTGCGTCTGCCCCTTCGTCCAGCATCAGCAACTGTATGCGCTGGTCAAGCATCTTGGCTTTAAGCTGCTGTGCTGCAACTGCTCTGGCAATGGGGTTTCTTGCCACGTTCTTGTCTCTTAGGACAATCATATTGTCTCGCCAATCATGCGCTTAATGTTAAACAGGTCTTTGTAGGCAGGGTATGTTTCCTTCCAATGACGGGCATAGAAGGCGATAAGGTCATTGCTGATCTTGAACTCATTGCCTGTAGTCATGATTGATGTCTCCCAACGAATGCGATTGATGATGAGCCAGTGGCTGATCTTCTTTCGGTTCATCTTGACTGCTTGGAAGGCGAACTGCTCAAACATCTTCCAGACCATTGGATTGGCTGTGTGCCATTCCAGCCATGCTTGCTTTTTGGCAAGGAAGTCTTGATGCAAAGCTATTTGCAATTGGTTGTGGTGCTCTTCTCGGCTCATGGCTTCTCCAACAATATGCGCTCCAGCACATCCATTGACTCTTGCAGGTGGTCATGCAGGTAATCAGGGATTGGACTGCCTTTGCTGTTTGATACGGTGAATGCCCACGATTCCAATGCCGACAACAGTTTGATTGCGGCAAGTGCTTCTATCTTGTTCATAGCCCCAACCCCGTCAATGCTGCTTGCAGTCCAGCCAAGCCGCCGACACGCTGTTTGTTAATGAAAATTTGTGGCATTTGTTTGGCTTCTGGGTAGCAAAGTTGAAATTCAATAAACCTGTCAATATCATCCAGATTCATTTCGTCATACCCAATCCCCTTGCTGTCCAGCAGCCGCTTGGCTGTCACGCAGTTGGGGCAACCGCTTTTACTGTAGATCACGATGTTCATTTCTTCTCCCTCAAACACACACAAGTCCATCCGCTGCTGTCATAGCCAAGTCCTTGGCAAAAAGGACAGTGCTCGTCAGTAACTGCTGGCGGCACAGGGGTGAACCAGCTTTTGATTAAGTCAATAATCTTTTGCATCATGTGCCTTTTGTTCCCCAATCGGGCATTGATTCGTTGGCGGCAAGTGCTTCCAGCTTGACGTACAGGTCTTGCATTTCTTGGTTGAAAAACTGCCGACTGCAATAACACGACCAAAAATATGCGGCTTCTTCCCAATGGCAGTCTTTAAACAGCCTGTCCCGCACAAATGCGCCGGGGCTGTTGGGCATATACAGCTTTTGAGGGTTGTTAATCTCGGCTTGCATAGCCGATGCAATTGCGTTGTAGTTCATTTCTGTCCTATCTTGTTTAGTGTCCACTCAAGCAGTTCTTGCTGAGTGATGTCATAGTATTCAACAAATCCTTTGCTGCCAAGCCCGTGAAAACCCTTATCTCCGCGATGGTGGGCAAAACAAAGTGGGATTAGCGTCATGTAATCGCCTTTGCCCCAACCGCCTGCTCTTAAATGATGGAGTTCCACAGTAGCCGGGTCATGGTCGCCGTACAAGTGATGGCACAAAGCACAGCCAAGGCTTGCTACGGCTTGCTTATGCTTCTTCTCTGCGTTCTTCAAGTGTCACCCCGTTGTTTGTTGCCCAATACATCAACCACTCAGTAAAACTTACAGCTTGCTCTTTGGTGAAGCGCCTGCTTTGATGACCAAGCTGAACGACTCGTTCGCCATCAATGCTTGGCATGATCTTGCTGATCGTTTTCATTTCGCCACTTTCGTGCGCCCATTGGTCAATCAGAAAACGCTTAAAGCTCTCAGCATTCCAACGACTGCCGTGCAATTCGGCTTGCTTGGCAATTTGAGCAATGATGCTGTGCATGAGTTTGTTTTGCTGATCTGATCTGAGAGTAGGTGTCATGGCAGTTCTTCCCTGACCAAAACATGGACGCTTGCAACCGTGTCGTAACGCTTCATCACGCGCAACGTCACGACCTGAACGTCATCCTTGTAGACAATGCCGTTCATTGCGTCCAAGAAGACTTTGGCTGTGTTGTCCAAGTCAGGCTTCTTTGGATGCTCTAAACGGTTTAAACAGGCTTCCTTGCGCTTTTTGGAGTAACTGGCGGGGATTGCATGGTTGATCCAAATATAGACCGCTACAGGCGTTTCTACGGGCAATGTTGGAGCCATTGCAGACAGCGCTTTGGCGGCAATAAGCCTCTCATAGTCAACCGTCTTCTTTGGTGTGTACGTCCGACCACGGGAAAACCTTGGTCTTTGTTTGCCAACAGGATCACCTTCTACGCTGTAAATTACCTCAAAGGTCATTCCAATTCCCCACTTTGTAGTTTCTGCATGTAGCCACGAATACGTACAACAGCGCCTGTGCCGTACCTTCGCTCCAGCCATTCCATCCGAACTTGCGTAAGAACTTTTTGGCCTGTTGATTGGTAGGTTCGGTACAGAACCCGTGCTTCACCAAGTTCAATCATGTACCTGTCGCCAGCGTCTTGAATCTGTCTGCGTGTCATGGGTAGGGCCATAGTTGAATCAAGCCCCACTTCATCTTGGGGTACTTGCACAGAATTTTTGTTTTTTGCAGGCGCTGGATGGTTGCCCACACTTGCTTTGTTGTCCAACAGGTGATCTCTTCAATCTCTTTGCTGGACAGTTCGCCGTGTTCAAGCAGGCGTTTAAGGGCGTAGGTGCGCGTCATACTTTCCTCAATACTTGGCTGATTTGTTGACGGATGCTGTCTGGCATAGGAACAGCCTTCTGACGGTCTGCCTGAATTTTAAGCAGCACAGGGTCAGGTCCAGTGTGTTGAGCAGGGACTGTCGTTCGGGCAATGTCAGCAGCTTGTTGGGCAAAGGTCTGCTTGGGGGCCACCCACTCAGCTTTAAATCCACGCCAACCACGAGCAGCGCACTCTGCCAAAGCCTGCTCCAATGTCCAGCCTGCCTTCTCTGCTTCAGCCGCTATGGACTTGATGACGACAGGGGTGATGACAGCTCTGGCGGTCTTCCTTTGTTTGACAAAGGTATCCCAAACATCCTGTGATACGCCTTCAGGCGCAGCAACGACAGTTGCCTTCTCTTTCTTTGTTTCTTGTTTATTGGTTATTGGTTCTTGTTTATTGTTTGGTTGAACGTCCGTTGGACGGGCGTTGTTCCGGCGTTCAGCAGATGCTTTACCTGCGCGTGACGCTTGTTCGATTTTCGAGTGAAAGTGAGCTATTTCCTTGTCAGCACGACTGCTGGCATAACCCTCTTGAGAATGCTCAAAGAACTCATTAAGCACATCACGAACAAGGGCAGCATGGTCACGCATACCAATTTGCTTTGCAACAACAGAAGCATCATTGCTTAGTGGCCGTTCATGCAGGTAATAAAGGTCAAGTAGTCTGCGATACGCCAAGTCCTCAAGCAAGTCGAGGTGACGAGTATGGGACGCATAGTCCCCAATGTTGAATTGATAGTAGTGCATTGAAGCATCCTCGCAAACCTCCAGAAAGAAACGCACGGCAGGTGGGAGGTTCACTTTTTGGCAGAGTAGCTACTCTCTGCCTAGCCGGGTTTCATAAAACTATACCACCAATCAGGCTCGGCTGTAAATGGTGATGGGATTGTTGTTGTTGTACTTCTGCGCCATCTGAGCAAGTTCTGACTTTGTGAACAGGCCGCATTTCTTGCTGGACCAGTCAAAAGCATTGCCTTGCGACTTTGGCGTTCCGTCTTCCCAAACAAATGTCTGTGGCTTGACTTTGTTTGCACCAGCGTTTTCTGGGATCACCAACTCTTTGCCAGTCAACTTGAAGTAATGGTTGAGCTTGTGTGTTGCGCCCTCTCGTTTGATGTGCGACAACTCAATCAAGCCGTCAGCAAGCAACGCATCTTTGACTGCTGCTGGAGAAGTGTCATACCTGTTTGACAACCTGCTCGATAGCTTTCTCTGAGACATAGGGCCGTCTTTCAGGCAACTCAGAAAGAACTGTTTTTCTTGTAGCATATTTCCACTTTCTTTTGGGTGATGATTTCAATTGCATGAGTCAGGATTGCCACAGCGGCGGCATCCCAATCCTCGGGGTTTTTGCAGTTGTCTACTGCCTCCAGCATTGCGGCATCTCGTATATGCCATGCAGAGTCGTATTCAAGTTGATCTGGTGTAGTCATGCTGGCAAGGTTATCATCTTAGACCCGCTTGTATATTGGGGTTTGTCCTAATGTTTTTTTATTTGTTGAGCAATATGATGGAGGCTCAACAAGATAGGAGTTCACATGAACACAACACTTTTACGCCACGCACGGCAACTGTTTCAAACATACAATGCGTCCCCTGATGTCATTCGCAAATACCAACTGAAGTGGGCGCGATCTGTTCACCAGCTTGGCGACAAGTGGCTCTTGGCACAACCAGTTGCTCGGGTGAAATGATGGGCTTGGTTATTGGCCTAGCCTGCGTGTTCGCATGGTTCACACACGTTTTTACATGCTTTGCTGAAGGTCTTTGGGGCTTTCTCATTGCAGGCGCTTTGCTTTTTCCCATCGGCATATTGCACGGGATGTACCTTTGGTTTAGATGACATGACAGAAAAAACACACTTTAGAAAAGCCTTTGACTCTCCATATTTGTCAGCGGCAGACATTGTTGAGCCAACAACTTTGACCATCAAAGAGGTTCGGCTCCAGCCAGACAAAACAAAGAAAACCAAAGACTTGTTCAACACGGCATATTTTGCTGAACGAGAAATTCGTGATGGCGAAAAACTTAAGCCAATGATCTTAAACAGCACCAACAGCAAGATGCTGAAGCAGCTGACTGGCTCGTCCTTCATTGACGATTGGTCAAATGTTGCAATCACGGTTTATGTTGACCCTGCCGTGAGATTTGGCAAGGAAACTGTTGAAGGCTTACGCATCAGCGCCATCCCTCCAGAAAAGCGCAAGATTGCAGTCAAGCAGCAAATTACAGATGACCGTCTTGATGGCGCGATTGTGAAGATTAAAGCTGGAGAGTACACAACGGTTCAACTCAATGAACGGTTTATTTTGTCTGAACAACAAGAGAAAAAACTTCAAGAGGCTTTGGCAAATGGTTAAATTTAGAGCATCGTCATTGGCCGAAATAATGACAGACCCAAAAGGCAAAGATGAAATTTTGTCTGTTGGAGCAAAAACTGCCATTACAAAAATGGCAAAGCAATTCATCTATGGCTACGATGAAAACATCAGCAGCAAGTACATGGACAAAGGCATTAAGGTTGAAGATCGTTCAATTGAGCTTTTGAACTCAGTTCTTTTTACAAGCTACAAAAAGAACACAGAAAGAAAAACAAATCAATGGATCACAGGCGAATGTGACGTTGTTGGGAATGGCAAAATTCACGACATCAAATCATCGTGGTCACTGGCGACATTCCCCGTTTTAGCAAGTCAAGGCGAGGATAAAACCTACGAGTGGCAAGGACGGGCTTACATGATGCTGTGGGACATGGATGAGTTTGAAATTGACTATTGCCTTGTCAACACACCAGATGAACTAATTGGGTACGAAGATTACGCGCTCCATTCTGTAGAACACATTGCTCCAGAACTGCGCGTAACCAGAGTCCAATACAAGAGGGACTTGGCCTTGGAAAACAAGATCAAAGTCAAAGTCGAAGCAGCATGTGATTTCTATGAGCAAATGGTAAAAGAAATCGCACATCAACATACATTTTGAAAGGTAAAAATGCTCAATCAAGTACAAATCATTGGACATCTGGGGCGCGATCCAGAAACACGCTTTCTGCCAAGCGGCGAAGCTGTTGCAAACTTCTCAATTGCAACAACTGAAAAATGGAAAGACAAGCAAACTGGAGAACAAAAAGAACATACAGAGTGGCACAACATCAGCACGTTTGGCCGCTTGTCTGAAATTGTTGGTCAATACTTGCACAAGGGTTCGCTTGTGTATGTGTCTGGCAAATTGAAGACTCGCAAGTATCAGAAAGATGGTCAAGACCATTACGCGACATCAATCCAATGTCAAGAACTGAAGATGCTTGGCGGCAAGCCATCAACATCAAACCCAAGCCAACCACAATCAAATTCAAGCCCGCAGCATGGCGGTGGATTTGATGACATGGCAGACGACATTCCATTTTAATTTTCGGGCCGAAAGCGGATGCTGTGCGGCAGGAACATAAGAACCCACACGGACGCAGCGAGTAGGCCCACCCTTTTTTAACCACAGGAGAAAACATGTCCCGAATTTACATTGTCAGCTATGGTCGTGAAACACGTCTCATCCGTGCCAACACACGCGCACAAGCATTGAACCACGTTGCAACTGGTGTCATCAATGTTGACGTTCCAACGCAAGATCAACTAATTGATCTTGTCTCTAAAGGATCATCCATTGAGTCTGCGCTTCGCCAAGAGCAAGAAGAACTGCCATTGGAGCAAGCATGAGTTACGCAGATGTTGAACTTCAAATTATTAGGTGGGCTGAAGCGCGGAAGATCATTCCAAACTCAAGCCCTGAAACTCAGCTTCTCAAAGCTGTGTCTGAGCTTGGAGAGTTGGCTGATGCCACCATCAAAAAAGAGCCGTCAAAGATTCGTGATGGCATTGGCGATGTGATGGTTTGTTTGGTCAACTATTGCGCCTTGCAAGACATCAACCTTGTAAGTTGCATGGAAGAAGCCTATGCCGAAATCAAAGACCGTAAAGGCACACTGATGCCCAACGGCGTGTTTGTTAAGGAGTCGTGATGCTTTGCGATGCTTGCCAAGTATTTGGCTCTTGTGGAGGCGGAAACTTGTGTCCAGAATTTAAACAGTCAGAATTCAAGCCGTCTGCTCTGGACAAACAAGTATCTGGCAATCACTACAAGGACAAGGGCATCCAGCCCATCATCTACATCCATGCCAACAATCTTGGGTTTTGTGAGGGCAACGTAGTGAAATACGTCACCCGACACAAAGAAAAGAATGGCGCTGCGGACATCCGCAAGGCCATTCATTACTTAGAGTTGTTGCTTGAACTTGAGTACAAAGATCAAGCCATGTCCAAGCCAGTTGCTTGAACTTCCGCAACCCTGCGGCCCCAACCCTTGCCAAACACACCCCAAGCTGGCAAGTCCATCATGAAAGACAGACGGCGCTTTGAGTAGTCCTCGACTAGTTGTTTCGGGTCAAAGCTATTCACTGCCGCCAGAGTCTTAGGGCCAATGCCGCCATCAGGCTCAACACCAACACATGCTTGCAACATTTTGGCGGCGCGTCCGGGGCCGCTGTTGATGGCGCAATCAAACACAACGTAATCAACGCCAGTAGGCAACTCATCGCCTTTGATCTTGTCCCAATACTTGCGCCTGTACAGCGGAGCAACGTCAGCCGGGGTCAGTGCCCTCATTGCTTTTTCGTCAACTGGATGACCGCAATGCTCTTCCCAGACTGCTTTTGTGCAGCCAAGGTTTGTCATGCCACCGGGGTCAGACGGATGGTTTACAAACCCGCCCTCATGGTGCAAGACTTTTTGCAGTGCTTCAGCAAAGTTCTCTTTCATTTCACATCCTTGAGTTTTTGGATTTCGCTGCCTTTGTCTTTGGAGCCTTGAGAGCTTCCACGATGAAAGTTTAAAACAGTTCCAGACATAGTAATCAGTGACCCGAGCGCCATGTACACCAGTTCTTTGTTCTGCTGTGGTACACCTTTGATGAACGCAAACCATGCCAAGAAAATGGTAGCCGCAACAATTCCAACATCAAGCGCATAGGCGGTATTCTTTGCCAGCCAAGATGCGCTATCAGATTCCTGAATCTTGGCGTTCATGTCTCGGGCGCTGTCGGTGTTGGCATTGGTTAGCTCAACCAGTTTGGTTTCGTTTGCCATCCGAGCCAACTCGCCGTTCTCTTGCATCTGCGCCAACTCTTGTTTTGCTTTCTCAGCAGCAACAGGGTCAGGCAAAAAACGATCAATCAGTTTGCCGCCAATAGCAGCAAGTGGGTTCAAGTCACTTAGGTTCATTAATTTCCTCTCTTGGTTAACATGGCGCTGGCAATCTCCAGCATGAATTTCACTTGCTCAATGTTCTGTGGTGGCTCCGACCATCCCACAGTGATCTGTCCAACAAAACGATGTGAGTCTGGAGGGACACTTACCCGGCAAGTAAACGTCACGCCTTTGTCCAGATACCACAAGCCAACTTCTGATTGTGCGTAGCGGTACTCTGAGCATGGGATGTCGTTGGTCATCAGCTTAATGATGTCGGCGTTGTTTGCTGAGTTCTGGCTGAACAAACCAACATCAATGTCTTCAACAGACTTGTCTCGACCTTCTTTGGTGTATGCCTTGTAAAGCACCCTGCTGCCGAACAATGGGTTGACCTTAAACACAGCCACCACGGAAGCGCCAGTCTTTTTGAACAACATGGCAGAAGCATCATCTGTCCGCGCCGTGTTGATCTCTGGCAGCTTCTTTGACTCTTTGTACGCATCTCGCATGAAGTCTTGGTTCTGCCACAGGAAGTAGCCAGCAAAGGCCACCACGCCCATCAGCAAGACGGCAAACAGCTTAAAGGGGCTGTCCACATAAGTCAGCACCTTGTCGATGATGGAGGAGGGCTTTTCATCACTCATCGCAGATACCTGACGTACAGCACGATTCCATAAATAATCAGAGCCGTCAGAATCAATCCAGCAAGGCTGATGGCGATGTACTCAACCATCTGCTCGGCTCTCTTTTTGCGAGAAGCAACTCTACGCGCCTCGGCTTCTTTGACCTCGCGCCTACGTTTTGCAGCAGCAGCTTGGAACTTTTGCCAGTCCTCCCACATGCCAGCACGACCAGCGTAGACCATCGACTCGCGCAGATGCTCCTCTTGCTGTTTAAGCTGCTCCAGCGCCATGAATTCTTCAAGGTCAGAGCCTCCACCTTTTTGTGTGGCTCTCTCTTGAATCTTGGCCTTGTTGTCAAAGTAATCAAAAACCTTGGACCCAAGGGCTGACAACTCTTTGCCGTTTGCTAGTGCAGCTTTGATGACCGCATAAGCAGCGTTTGCTGCTGCAAGTTCTGCAATCATCGCAACACCTCAATCAACACTTTAATTGTCCAAATGACAATTCCGACAATCAGAAATGCCGCGACAAAAGCCTCGGCAAAGTCTTTCATTTTGTGAGCCACATGGCAGAAAAGATTACGCTTGCCATAGCCATAATCATCACCCCTGCTGCCGTTACGATCACGCCTTCCAGCCGCTTTAGCCGTGCGTTAATTTGCTCGTAACGAAAGGCGCAAACCTGTTCATGGGTTGATAGCCTTGCATCTGTCGCGTCAATCGTGTTCATGGTTTACTACATGGTCAAAGGTTTTTGGGAACTCCCCTGTTGTCATGTAGTGTAAATTGCGCTGAATGCGACTGTCTTGCGGGGCTAATTCTAAAGCCTTTTGGCAAAGTTGGACAGATTCATCCCTGAGTCCAAGGTTCCATGCAGCAATACTGGCGTAGTCGTATGGCTTCTCAGTCCAGACGGACGGGTCCATTGTGTAGACAGCCTGTTTGTCAGTAATCTGCAAGGCAGACTTGGCGGCTGAGTAGCTTTCAGCCCAAATGCTCAGGCGGTAACACTGTGCCGACAACTCAACCCAAGGCTCACGGGTTCCCGGTGCTTCAGCAACAGCCAGCCTGAACCACTTTAAAGCGTCTGTAGCGTTGCCTTTTTCGGAATACGCCTTACCCAACAGCCTCATGGCGTAAGCCCGTTCGTTGGGCCAAGTTGCTTCTGGCATCTCAAGGTACTTTTTGAGATACACAATAGCCTCATCCCAGCGGGCATAGAACGTCAACTCACGGGCGTGATAGAAAGCGTTTCTTGGGCATCGTGGGTCTTCCTTGATTGCCAACTCAAGCAATGGCATGTACTGACCACGCGACTTGGTGTTGTCAGGCAAGTGGCGCACAAGCAGCATGTCGGTATGAGCGTAAATCTCTTGGATACGCTCGTCAGCTTTAGGCCACTCATGAACTGCGTGCTTCCACCAATATCCATGACGATGATGAATTTTTTCGTAGTAAAAACTAATGCCACTACCCCAATCAAATTTATAGCGCAACCGTGTAGTGTTTTCAGTCCATACGCGCTCAATTTCTTGTCGCCAACCCGGCTCTAAAACCTCGTCAAGGTCAAGAGAAACGCATACGTCAAAGTCTCCGGGGATTAGCGCCAAAGCAGTATCACGGGCCTTATCAAATCTCCACGGCTTAATGCAAATGTCATAGACCTTTGCGCCACATTCAAGCGCCAACTTTACCGTGTCATCGGTAGAACCAGTATCGGCAATTAAAACAAGATCAGCCTCTTTGGCAGAGTCGCAAAACCGCTGCACAAATTCCGATTCATTCTTGCTAATTGCATAAACGCAAATTTTTAATGTCATGTCTTGTTCCTTTTCCATTCTCCAAAATATTTATCTTCAGCAGTGCGTCTTGCTTTTGCTGCATCATCAATGTTTTTGTATGTACCAAGATACATCGCTTTGTGCTCAACTTTTATATAGGCACGATAACTTTGATGTTTTTCATTCCAACAAACTCCAGCAATTCCAGTTTTGTTGGCTTTTGACAACTTTAAATTTTTGCCATTCTGAGAATTTGTAGCCTCTCTTAAATTGCAAGCCCTGTTATCAGTTTTGATGCCATTGATGTGGTCAACTTGGTCTTTAGGCCAATCCCCATGATGTAAAGCCCAAGCAATCCTATGTGCTTGCCATCTTTTTGGTCCTATGCAGATTCCAAGATAGCCGCTATGCAACAAAGTGCCAGCAGCTTTCTTTTTTATCTTGCCTTTACCTTTGGCAATCCAATAGATCAGACCCGTTTCAGGATCGTATCGCAACAATGATTTCAAAGCATCTATATTCATGCTTTGAATTATGCCACATTACGGTGCTACAGGCCAATCAATAGTCCAAGGGAAACCCTCTTGACCAGTTACATCACGCAATGCTTGACGGTATGTTGCCCAAACTTCTTTGTCTACAGGAGCGTCCGCTACTTGTGTCCAATCGCATTCCTTGAGCTTCTCACCACGCTGTGTGCGTACAGACTTGGCCTGCTCAACGTCTTTCATGGTTTTGTACGCAGCTTCATTCTCGGCAGCAGTGGTTGTCACGCCCTCAACTGTAGTGTCTGTAAAGACAGGGCCGAGGATGTACTTGGTGTACCACTTGCCCTCAATCTGCTCAACGCCTTCACGCTGGCTGTATTGGTAGACCGTACCGCCTGTTGCTTGTGGGCCTTCAAAGACCACATCAGCGCCCAAGCTTTCCAAGACTTCAGTACTTGTTGTATCCCATGTAGGGCCACCGTTGGCTTTGATGAATGTACGGAACTCTGCCTCGTACATTACTTGACCGTCTTGTGTTCTGATTTGCATTTTGATTCCTTACGCGATTGCCAAGAAGATGTAGCTGGCAGCATTGGTGTTAACTGCCGCCAAGATTGCTGCGTTAACGGTGAAGCCGCCTGTTGAAGTAATTACAGAACCAAGCGTTGCCGTTTCAGCAGCAGTGCTGTTCAAAAGCAGGTAAGGGTCTGTCATCACCGTCATGCCACGAGCCGTGTCGTAGACGTACCAATCGCCTGTTGAGTCAGTCCGCTTAATTAACACAAACCTTGCCCCACCTGTGAAGCCGCAAGCAATGGCTTGTGTTGTGCCGTTACCTGTATAGCTGCCTACTTTGGAAACGCCGGGGCAAGATGCAAAGAGGTACGTTACATAAGTTGCCGCATTTGTGTTGACGTTAGCCCCCGTCCCAACTGTAAACACACTGCTTGTTGGTGTAGTGCTGTTCCATGCAGATGTATCCGTGGCTTTTGCAGCAGTGCTATTCAGCACCATCTTTTCAGTGTTTGTCAAAGCAGAAGAATAAATTTCCCACTGAGTTGCGCCTGAACGGCCCTTGCGAATTATCAACTCAGGCACAGCACCAAGGTTATGCGTGACTGTGTGAGCAGAGCCTGTACCGCTATCGCAAACCTCATCAAAAAAGCCGGGGGCGCGTTTTAAAAAATAGTTTTCGCAATTGTCGCTGGTGTTGTTCCAGCCATAGTAAGACGGCGGCGCATTGTTTGCATAGCCGTTCTGAAAATCAAATGTCAACCCTGAATACGCGCCAGTTTCTGCATCTGTGTAGTCGGTGCGGATAACTGCATTCCCACGCAACCTATCAACCCACCAAATATTCCCACTGCCTGAAAAGCCGTTTCGACTTAGAGAAATTACAGAATCAACTGGCGATACGGTGCTTGATGTGAATGTTCTTGTAGTGGAATTATTTCCAACATACAAAACTGGATCAAACACCTTAGTCCCATCCGTAGGCACTTTCATGGGGCCACGGCGGATGGCGATGTAGATGTAGTTGGCCGTTACCGTTGCGAAAGCATTGAAATGAAAACCTGTTGCAGTGGGGTATCCTTGAACACTTCCATTTGTTTCGGCAGCGGTAGTGTTTGGTTGCAGAATTGCAGTATTTCCAGCAACACTCCACCCACGCATATTGTCAAGAATAGTCCAATTACCGTTTGAAGTTCTATTTTTATAAATAATCAGTTGAGGTTCATAACCAATATTGACATCAATTGCAGCGCCCGTAGAACCTACAAAGTTGCCGCAGCTAATTACATTGTCCGTGCCAGCAAGACCAAAACCGCCTGCATCAGAAGCAATGACGTAAGCAACAAAAGTTCCACCAGAAACATTGGTGAAAATACTTGTTCCAAGCGAAAACACTGTGTCAGTGGGGGCTGTGCTATTCCAATATGATGGATTATTGGCTTCTGCTGCTACCGAGTTTAATGAAAGGCTGTATGCTGCACTGCTTAAATTTTGGTGATAAACCTGATACGCATATCCGGCAGCATCGGTACGTTTAACAATAATGCAGCCGGGAACGCTACCAAGATTATGGGCAATCGTTCGGTTTGCCGAATTACCTGTGTAAGTAACAATATCAAAGAACTTCGGCTGCTTGCGGAATGACCACGAGACAAAAGAATCAGTATTGCTGTTTACTTCACTTCCAGATGTGCTGCCTGTGCCAAGAGTAAAACCAGTTGTACTAAAAGCAGTTAATGAAGCAGCATCAGTTGTTTGTGCATCCGTTGTATTGGAGTGCATGACTTTTGTTGCGCCCTGAACGGTGTCAAACAAATTATTGTTATATGCATTGGTTCGGTCTTTAATCCAAACCATTCCACCTTTCCCAGACAAATTTATATTGTTGGTGATCGTCTGACTAGAACCGTTGCCTGTGTAAAGGTACGTGCTAAACACATCCTCGATGTAGTTCGGCACACTGGATGATTGAGCAAACTCCCCAAAACCTTGGGAAGATGCTGCCGCTTTTGTTCCAACAACAGGCATTGCTACCCCTTATGCAAACTTGGTTTGAGAAGCCAACACAGTAAATGTTGCAGAGCCAGTTTTGATAACTGTCAGAACATACGCATCAATAGCACTTGCGTTGCCAGTTGCAGGTGCTGTACCACCTTGCCATTTGGGTGTAACGCTTGTACCGTCAATGGTCAATGCAGACTGGTAGTAAGCAGTTGCGCCGTTGGTTGCCATGAATGCCAAAGTCAAAGATTGACCTGTTTGCATCATGCTATTAAGCGTCAGACCACTGCTACCACGGATGTTGATTGTCCAGTTACCAGAGGCATTGGTTGTGTAGTACAGGACGGCTTGTGTTGCTGCATCAAAGTTGATGGTTCCAGTAGCCGCCGTAGCAGATACAGTGGCTTTTTCCATCAATGCTTGAACACTTGCATAACTTCCAAGCTGCAAGATGCCGTTGCTTGCCACTGGCGTAACACCAATACCTACGTTACCTGCGCTGTCTATGCGCATACGCTCAGTTGCGCTTGTGTCAAAAATAACTGGCCCAGCACCTTCTTGACGAATGCGTAAATCCCCAGTGCCCGTGTTTGTTAATTGAAGTGCGCCGTTAACTCCTCCAATACGCAAAAGACGCGATTCAAAGTCAGTTCCATTGACGGCGTGAAGGTCAATGTATACGTTGCCCGACCCTGTTCTGTTGCCACCAACTTCAAAAGCAACGTCCCCAGTAGAAACACCTGTGCCGCTAAACAAACTTGAACCAAAATTTATGTTTCCGTTTCCAAGATCAAGTCTTTGCCCCGGCGAACTTGTTCCAATTCCTACGTTGCCAGCACTATTAATACGCACACGCTCAGTAGGTGAACTTGCACCATCAGCAGTTGTGCTGAACACCAAGCGACCGGGCATGTCGTTTGTGCCGGGCGTTCCGTCTACCTCCGCATTAATTTGTGCAGACTGAACAAAGTTTGCACCGTCATAGCCTCGCGCATCGAACCGCGCAATAGTGTCGCCTGAAGAAAGTATGGTTTTTGATGCAATGGTTCCGTTGGACCTGTAGCCAGCAAAAATAGCAAGTCCTGCTGCGGAGTTAATACGCATCCAGTTATTGCTATCTCCAAAAGTTTCCAGTTTTACACTGGGTGCTCCCCCAATACCAACTGCGCCAACTGAATCCACTACAAAAGGTGTTGAATCAGGATTGGTTGAATCCTCCACCAGCAGCGCATTGCCAGTGCCAAGCTGAGTGATACGCAAAGCCGCGTTGGTGTTGTCTGTGACTGCAACAACAGTTGCATTACCAAAAGTCTTGTTTGTCAGTGTTTGTGTATCTGTAGTGCCAACAACATCACCAGATGGAGTTGTTTTGGATGTGCCCCAAGCAGTTCCCGTAGAGACAGCCATTCCAGCAGCGGGGTAAACAGTCGGCCCCGTTGGACCAACATCACCCTGAACCCCTTGAATGCCCTGTACGCCTTGTGGACCTGTAGGACCAACATCGCCTTGAATACCCTGTGCGCCTGTCGGTCCAGTAGCCCCGGTTGCGCCAGTATCACCCTGAATTCCCTGCGGGCCTGTAGGTCCAACTACACCCTGAATACCTTGAGGACCAGTTGGGCCAGTAGCGCCAGTGTCGCCTTGAATGCCTTGAGCGCCAGTTGGACCAGTAGCACCCACCACACCTTGTATACCTTGGGGGCCAGTAGGTCCGACCGCACCTTGGATGCCTTGCGGACCTGTTGGGCCTGTTGCGCCAGTGTCACCTTGAACTCCTTGAATACCTTGAATGCCTTGCGGTCCTGTTGGACCCACATCGCCTACAGCCCCTTGTGAACCTGTTGGACCAGCTACGCCTTGCTCACCTTGACTACCAGTAGGGCCAACGGAACCAGTAGGGCCGACAGAACCTTGCGGACCAGTAGGGCCAAGCTGTGTGTAAGTAACTTGCTGTGATGTAACAATTGCGCTTGGAGATTGTGGCGTTGTTGGAGTTGTACCAGCAGCAATTGTTTGCAACGACACAGATGTGCTTTCTGCTTGCCACATCAATTGAATGTAATCGGTAGCAACAACTTCAAATGTGTAGTTACACACAGCAATAAAGTTGCCATTAAATCCCGAACGACTTGGCGTTACCGCAAAGAAAGATGCCGAATCAGCAACATCTACGCCGTTTTTACGAATCCACACGGTTGCATCATGGACAAAATTGTCCGTGTTAACCATTTGCAGCGAGTAGGTGAAGTTGTACACCCCGTCATGTGCGTATGTAATTCGGTTATTGCTGACAATGCTTACACCATTGCTGTCAGCGTCTGTGTTTGACAGATTGACAGGGTAAGCCGTTGTGGTGCTTGCAATTGTTTGGTCTGTGGTGTCATAGAAACCACCCCAATAAGCAACCACGCCACCAGTGCCAATTGGCCCTTGAGCGCCAGTTGGACCAGTTGGGCCAGTAATGCTATTGCCTTGGCTACCCGTAGGGCCAGTTGGTCCTGTTATGCCTTGTATGCCTTGGTCGCCTTGTGCGCCTGTAGGCCCGACATTGCCTTGTGCGCCTTGAATACCTTGTGGGCCAGTTGGTCCAGCAACACCTTGGTCGCCTTGGTTTCCTTGAGCGCCAGTTGGACCAGTAGGGCCAACTACAGTTGAGTCAGCGCCTGTTGCACCTGTAGGCCCGGTATTGCCTTGCAAGCCTTGTGCGCCTGTTGGACCAGTAGGGCCAGCAACCGTAGAGTCAGCACCCGTTGGACCAGTTGGTCCAGTAGAGCCATTGCTGCCAGTGCTACCAGTTGGGCCAGTAGCGCCAGTTACGCCTTGTGCGCCTTGCGCCCCTGTTGGACCAGTTGCCCCTGTATCACCTTGCACACCCTGAATACCCTGCACACCTTGAGGGCCAGTTGGTCCAACAATACCTTGCGTACCTTGCGCCCCAGTAGGGCCAGTGGCCCCAACAGCGCCAGTTGGACCAGCAACAGTTGAATTCGCACCTGTTGGACCAGTAGGGCCAGTGCTGCCTGTAGCGCCCGTAGGGCCAACGATAGGGCCAGCATCCACCCATACAGAACCCGACCAAGAATACAAATTGCCGTTTGACTGAACAATGTAAGAGTCACCGGGAGTGTTGCCTGTTGATGGCAAATCGCCAACAGTAGGAACCGTGCCTTTAATGGCAACGCCAGTCCCCTGTGGACCAGTCGCCCCAGTTGGGCCAGTAGGACCGCCAGACGGACCAGTAGGGCCAACAGGGCCAGCTACACCACGATCAATGCGAGCCTCAACGCGAGGTTGCGGGACAACTTCAAGATTGACGTTGTTGCCATCCAGAACGGTAACTTTTAAATTGCTCATGGCTACACCTTACAACACAACAATGCCATCAGAACGAACGATGAACAACAAGAAAATAATCATGTCATCAGCGGGTGTGCCGCCAGCAGCAGGGAAGGAAACTTTAACGCGACCAGAATAGCCAACCGGGTTTTGAGCATCAATTTCCAATTCAGGGTCGCTACCCATCAAGCCCCATGCGCCAGCGTCAATAACTAGCGTACAAGTTCCAGCAGCAGCAACAATGTTTGTTACCGTCAAAGGAATCGCTGCGGGCGTTGGTGTGTAGTCTGCAATGTCAAACGTCAGACCGTTGCGAGTGTCTGTAATGTTTGACAATTGGCGGCGAACAATCTGCGCGTCAATCGTTGCACCTGTCAGGTTGACGGGCAATGTGCTTGATGTAAATGACAAGTTCCAATAGGTTTGCTGATCCCAGACAAGTTCGCCAGCAAGAATTGGATTATCGAAACCGCTGACTTGTGCCAGCGTATTTTTGTTGAAGATGGCCATATCGGTTCTCTGCACTCAGGTAGAACATCCGTGATTCCCACGGGCGATAGTGTCTTGTTGTGTTTATTTTAACCGCCCATGTAAATGCAAGCAATCTGCCTTACGTCACTTGGGCCAGCAAAAGTTACATTTTCTCTGGATTTCGCCACAGTGTAACTGCGAAAAACGTCATCTGCTTGTTTCATTCCTTTTCCGGGAACGTCAGAACAAACAATCAAATCGCCAATCGCAATGTCACCGCCTTGGTTGCATACGTTGATCTTTCCTTCACCCACAGCGTTAACAGCAATTGGTCTGTAAGTGTCATAGATGTCAGCAAATTGAGGCTTGAACACAAAATTTGTTAGTGCGCCTTGAGGGCCTTCGGTGTACTCACCCAAGGCAGCGGGGACAAATTCAGCGCCAGAATTGCCAACATAAGCACCAATTGCTCCAACTTGATTTGCAGATGTGCTAACAGACATTGCTGTGATTGTGTTGTTGATGTCATCAGCAGCAATAAGCTGCACATCAACCATGATGTCGCCAACATCAGGCTCTGCTTCAGTTAGAAGTTGCAAACCATCGTGACCAGCAGTGAACGGGTAAGCTGCGCCACTAATAATGTAGTAAGCGTAAGAAACACCGCCCGTGTAACGAGCCAAACGAATGTCAGCCGTTACCGCTGCTTGAAGTGTATTTGCGCCTCCTGTTTGGAAAATTCCACCCGACTCACCAGCACCAACAATTCCTCGAAATCTAAATGTTGAAAATGTGCTGTTTGAGTAACCAACACCAACAAGAGCGCCTTCAGCAGTTGTTGACGTTGTTCCGGCTCCAATGGCATTACCTCCAGCAGTATTTGCCGCAAGCAAACCATAGTAGCTTATGTTGGTTGAAGTAAATGCTCCGGCAGCAAGAAACCCCCCAACAGATGTTCCAGTGCCAAGACCAAATGTGCCGTATGTATTAAACGTGCCGCTTGTGTTGTTTTTAATTCGGCTGACTGTTAACGTGTCGGCGATGATGTTGCCGCCATCAATAAAAGTGGTTCCGCTTGGTGCAGCCACGTTTGTAAAAGTCACCAAACCATCCAAGTTCTGCCAGTTAAACACCGCAGACAAAGTTACCGTTTGAGTGCCGCCAAAAGTTGCTTCTGATACAGCGTATCTGACAGCCCAAAACTTAGAGCCAGCTTCTGTCGCAGGATTCGTTACCGGGTCGGGCGCAGTAAATGTTGTTGACCAATTGGCAGTCAAACTTGAAAACGCACCCGTAGTGAAGTTAAAGCCGCTTGCCGTTGGCGCAGAAGGTGCTGTTGCGCTTGCAAATGCGTAGTAGATAAATCCACTTGCACTTCTTGGTCCCGTCTCTCCTGTTGTAGCCTCGGGAGTCCAAGTAAAGGACGAACTCATTGAGCTTCGCGTTGACTTTGCCAAATCATTGCCAACAACATAAGCAAAATAATATGTTGCAGATGGGCTTGCACCAGTTGGTAGGACTTGGTTTGCATACAAATATGTGCTGCTTGGCGTTAATGGTTGTCCATCAATTGCACTTGCAGAAGATAACAACTTCCAATCTGACGCAACAGGAGAAGCAACAGTTGTGTAATACAACTCGCTGTATGTAACGCGCCCTGCTGCTGGAATGGTGATTGTTACGTTGAAGTTTGGTATTGAACTGCTTGGATTGCTTGCAGTTACTGTAGGCGCAGACAGTGCGCTGAAATAAACAACAGATGCAATATCGCTGTTAGGCACAGGCACATACTGCGTAATGTCAAAGTCATCGTACACAGCCGCGCTGTACTCGCTCAATTCAAGTTTTGCGCCAAGGCTACCATCATTCAAAGACGCCTCATTGACCTTGACCACACGGAACAATTTGTTTGTCCAGCCATAGTCAGAGTTGGTCACACTCACAACAGCGCCAGCGTCAACTTGAATGCCGTAGTACGTTGTGCTGAAGCTGACAATCAAGTCTTCACGGGCTTGCTCAAGGATTCGGTTAGCAAGGTATTGCGCTTGCACAGAATCGTTGCACAGGTCATAGGTGACGCTGTACTTGTTGTCAGGCTCATTGGGGTAACGCAAGATTGTTGGCGTTGCAATGTTGACAAAGTTAGGTTGATCGCGTGAACCTTTATCTGGAAACTTCGCTTCAACTTGGTTGACAGATTGCGTGATGTCTGTGGCGCTAACCCGAACTTCGCCAATGATGTTGTCATCATCAAATGCAAAAGATGCAGTTTCTGACTTGTTAATGACAATAGACCATTGACCAAGAGCAGCGTTGTACGCCATCCAAGAATCAGCGCAGGTCATAATTTTGTCAAGGTTGCTCAACACTGGCTGACCAGCATCAAGCACACCGTTCATACGGTATCGCGCTTGAGTAGCGGAACCTCCGCCAGAGGGCGTGTATGTGATTGTTTGATCTGCGTATGAGTTCAAAGCGGTTGCTGAACTTGCATTCACAAAAGCAGAATCAACAGCTCCGCCGTATTGCGCGTTGGTGATGTAGTCGTACCAAACATCGCCGGGCTTGGCTACACCTGTGGAGTTCAAGTAATGTTTGGCAGCAAACGTAACTGGCGACAGTGAAGTTGTGCCAGCGTCTTGGTTGTAGTTCAGCTTGATGATGGCAAACGCCAAGCCATTCATCTGACGACCGCTGGAAGGCCATCGCAAGTCAACATCAATGTCAGAGCCGCCCATTACAGAATTAGGCGCAGCAGAGCCGTTGATTGGCGTAATCGAGCCAGCCACGGTTGACTTGTACAGGTTGATGTAGAGGTTGCCTGAAATTTTTGTGTCTACGTTACCAGCCTCATCTGTAAGGCTAACAACTTTGGTTGCGTCAGTCCCATCAAACGTGATTAGCCTGTCTCCGTAATACATCTTTGTTGTGTCAAACGAAAACTGACCGTTGGGGCTAATGCAAGAAACAGCCACAACGTAATACATTGTTTTTTGGTCAGTCGTTAGAACGGCATCAACAAACGTGCCGCCAAGGTAAGCATCGCCATACACAATTGGAATTGCGTTGACGCTTGATGGTGGAACTTGTTGCCTTGTGCCGCTGTCTTGTGGGCCTTGCTGGTCTTGACCAAATACGCGAGACACAATCAGTGAGACTGCAAAGTTCACAGCAAACGCAGCAGCAGTAAGCGCAAAGGAAGCAGCAACACCAGCCGCCGTAGTTGCAGCCGCCGCAGCGACAATCATTGTTCCGACCATTTTTATTCCTTTACGAAACTTGCGCCAACTGCTTTGTAGCCGCGCTTTGTGTAATCAATCAACGGACCGTGTGCGCTGACAGAGGTGATAACAAAATCAACATCGTTGCGTTCCAACATTTCCGCTCCTATCTTGTCAAACTCTTTCCACAAGCGGCCACCAACTGACCCATTCCTGTGTTCTGGCTCAACCCACCAAAGCAACTCATGAAGTTCTTGGACGTTAGGCGACCAGATGTTATTTTGCTTTACCGCAATCAAAGCGCCGCGCATGTGATTGTCAATCAGGATGAAGCCTCTACCCAAAATAATATTGAACAGCAATTGCTCAACGTGCCTTGGATTGTGATGTTGTGTCTTGCCAAGAGTTTCAATCGGGTTTTCGTAGGCATACGCCTCTACAATTTCCAACAATCTTGGTATGTCATATCTTGTTGCTATTCTTATCAATTATTGGCCCCAATTTCCAGAATAATCAACTTGCGTAGTGTCTGTTGATTGAGTTTCTTTCTGTGGCGGCTTACCAAAGTCAAAGTATGTGTTGGCAATCGTAGCAACACGATTCATGCTTGTGTCGTTCGGGTACAGGAATTGCCAGCTTGATTGATTTGTTTTGATGCCACCAAGCCTGTTTTCCAAAATGCGCCGCATTGACGAGCAAGCAATTGAACAAGTGGCAATGCGTGTTCTGGCTTCAGTGTTGAAGTCTTCAGTGATTGAAACACTATTGATGATGCCCTGATAACGCTTAAAAAACTGCGTTGTAGGTGTTGTGATGATCTGGTTGTTGGAGTCAAAAAAACCGCGCCACACTTCAACCAGAGAACCTTTGATGTCGCTACTGAGAATAAGTGCAATGCTTGCCGGGTCAATGCCAGTCAAAGCAATGGTCATGTCATCAGATGTAGAGCGCATATCGCGCTGCACGTCGCCTACGTTCAGCAACGCGCCAAGGTTTGTAAACGTATTGCCGCCAACAGTAATCGGAGCCGCTGCGTTGCAAAACGTGTAGACAGTCTCGGCAGTGCCAACGGTCAACTTCACAAACTCTGCGTGATTGATTTGTGGCCCATTAAGAGCCGTCATTGTTGTCATGTGATGTACTCCCGAAACACAAACTCACTATCCCATTGAACAAATGCGCCATTTGTCATTGGGTTCAAAGTATACGTTGGGCACTTCTCCGCCACAACAGTAAAAGTACAGGCGTTGCCAATTGACACCGTAGCACCAGATGATGGAGTTCCAATCAACGGACGATGGATTGTCACCACAGAGCCAGCAGAGTCGGCTGTGACCTTGTAGGTATAGCCACCCACCATAATGAAATCACCCGCCTTAAACGTGCCGTTAGAGGTCAAATTGAGGCTTTGCGTGTTTGGGGTAGGTGTACCGTTCAATGTTGCCGCTGTGGCCGTTCCAAGTGTTTTGGTAAACCAATCAAGGTTGCTGTTGTTGAACGTGATTGTTTCTGGCAACTGACGGTCTTTGTTGTCAATTGTCTGAATGATGTCGCGCACCTGTGGATAGTACAAGTAGCTGTGAGGCGACACAGTAAACACCCAAGGCACAGCCGTAAGGTACTGAGCCACAGTGATGTAGCCTGACCTTGCAACTTGCTGTCCAACCATCCTACGGTTGTTCACCGTCATGGACTGTTGGATGTTAAAGATAGTTTGGAAACTCATGCCCTTCTCCCGTTCGATGCAAGCTGCTTGTTAGCGTACTGGTAGCCAGCCCAGATTGTGTTACTACTCTCCAGCAGCCTGTTCTCAAACGACTTGGCATCAATTGCGTTAATGTAGTTGTTTGTGACAGTCGTTGTGCTGCCCATTTTCCCAAGGTCGTGATTTGGAATGATTGTGCCAGCAGTGCGAGGGACAAACAATTCTGGACCATTCTCGCCAACAAGATTGACAGTGTTAGGCGTTGGGCTTCCGCCTTCAGCATAAGATGAGCCAAAGCCAGTAACGCCAGTGCCAAGCCCACTTGCTCCATTGGCCCCAACATTTCCAAAGCTGCCAAACATAGCGCCAAGAAACCGCAGAGCAGCAGCCTTCATCTGGATTGCAATCAAGTCCTGAATGACGCTACGGGCAAAGTCCTTCATGTTCAGCTTGCCAGTCTTGACAAAGTTGTCGATGGCCGAACCTAAGTTGCCCCACACAGAGTCAAACACTTCCTGTGTGCGTCTTGCAGACTCAGCCATAGTCACAAACATTTTTTCCATCTGCTCTTGACGCTCAAGCTCTTTTAAGACAAATGTGTCTTGGCCTTCAACCTCTTTACGCTTACGAGCGTACTCAAGAGAAATTTGAGCCAATCTTTGCTCTTGCTCTGTTGCGTAAATCATCTTGTATTTCAAGTCAAGAGATTCACGCTGGTACTCCATGTCACGAGTTTTTTCCTGAGAAGAAACAACCAAGGCGGCGCGGCGATTGTTTTCCGCAGCCCATGCCGCATTAAACTCTTGAGCAGCAGCCTCTTCTTCATTGAACTGTGCAATTGCGTACTTGGTGCGAATCTGTTTAATTTTCTCAGCAGCCTCAGTTGCAATTGCAATAGCTTTGTTTTTGTAAATCTCAAGGTTTTGAGCAGTGGCGCGACCATCCTCTTGCTGATTTTTCTCAGCCATTTCCCTTCGCGCATCTTCAAGTTTTTTGGCAGACTCAAGCTCAATCATCTGCATCTCATTTGCGCCTTGCTTGGCTACAGCAAATCTTGCTTCTGATTGAGCTTTGGCAACTTCCATTGCCTTTGCCTTGTACATTCCTTTGTACTTGTCGTACTCATCAATTTCTTCTTTGGCGTTGCCAATTTCTTTGGATGACGCAGAACGAGCCTGAAGGCGCTGAATTTCTTGAAGGTTTTCTTTGCTGGCTTTCAGTGAAGCTAAAATTTTCCTCCAGCCCCGAGCGTATGCCGTGTCCTCATCTTCTGCCGTCCCAGAAAGTTTTTGCTGGATTTCTGAAATTTGCTTATCAAGAGCATCAAGCGTCTGCACCTGTGTTGGCCCAGACAGGAACTCTTTGAATCTGTCCCAATAGTTGCTCATGGCAGTCGTGACGGATTTCCATGCGCCTTCAAGCAAACCAAGCTCTCGGCGCTGCTGCTCCAGCTTTGTGTTCAGAGCAACAGCAACTAATTGAGCAGCCTCTTGTTTTTTGTTGGCTTTTTCCAAAGCCTCAATTTGTTTGTATTGCTCAAGAGTTAGGAAGTTCATTTCCTTGTTGAGGGCTTTTGCACCTTCAGCAGTCCCACTCAAGCCACCCTTTAGTTTTTGGGTTGCCTCAGCAGCAGAGACTCCAGCAATCTGCGAATAAGTGATGATTGCTTGCGTAACGGCATTGATAGAAGTCCCGGTAAATTGACCAGAGGAAATGACCTCCATTAAGGCTTCTTTTGTTTTTCCAAGGCTTGTTTTTGTCGTTCCACTTAAAGTGTTAGCCAGTTTCTTAAAGGACTCCTCAGTCACCCCAGAGTAGTTCCCGGTAAGCGTCAAAGCATTACGCAGCTTATCCAAGTCATCCCTTGCCTGATAAGCTGCCAAACCAACCGCACCAAGGCCAATAGCCACAGTACCAAGACCAACACTAAACGGAGTAAACAACGATCCAATAGCCTTGAACATGTTGCCCAAGCCACCCATCGAATCTTTCAACTGACCACCTTGCTGGATGAGCGCAATAAACGGGCTTTGACCAGAAGCAATCTGCGTAAACAAGTCAGTCGTTTGATATGTCAGTTGCAGCTTCTGCTGCTCGTTCATCTTGAACTGAGCGCCAGTTGCACTCTTTGCCGACATGGCAATTTTGTCGTAAGCAGCAGCTTGGTCCAGCAACTGCTTCTTTACATCAACGGTGGCGTTCTTGAATCGTCCAGCGGCCATCTCACGTTCAACCTGAGTGACCTTGGAGACAGTCTTACCGTAATCGTCAGTGGCGTATTTAAGCGCAACAATCTCTTTTGCAGCAGCATCAGTCTCGCGGCGAATGGCATTTTTGAGCTTGACGTTTTCGGCGATTGCTTTGTCAATGGAAGCTGTAAATTCAGCCGTGTCCAAGCCAAGGACAACGCCAAGTCGAGCAATATTTTGTGAAGCCATTATTTCTTCCTTCGCGCCAGTTTCTTGGCATATTCAGGGATTCTGACAGCCAACTGTGATTTTAGTTCAGTCAACACAGACTCGGCGTTTTCTTGCAAGGCAGGGCGCAGAAAAGGTCGAGCAGCCATCTTGGATGTGCCAAATTCGTTGGCAAGAGATACAGCGCTCTTCTTCACAGAAACCACAGCAATCACAGCGTCAGTCTCATTGACGTATTCGCTCATCTTGTCCTTGGCGTTTGGAATTCTGGAGTCAAGACGGATTGTGTCGCGCATGTGGATTGGGTTGTCAGCGTCCCGTGGCTTGTCGCCAACAGCAGCCCTTGATTGGGCCGATGCAAAGACTGAACCCATTGCAGCCTTTGCGGCTGGCGTGAGCGTGTTTCGAGCCACCAAATCACCCCGGAATCCTTCAGCCATGTCTCGCAACTGCTGCTCAAATTCAGCAAACCCTTCCAACTTAAAAGATTTGCTTTGCGGGGTGTATTCCATGTCACTCTTTCAAGAATTTCTCCGAACCCGGCTTCATCGCAACAAACGCCAACAGTTGTCGGTTAGTTTGCTCACGCTGCTGCTCTTCACTCAAAGGTGGAACGATGTAGTCGTGCGTTGACGGCAACACATCCATCATCTTGAATGGCTTTGCCGTCTTCTGCATTTTCGAGTTTAAGTTGCCAGTGGTCAAGGAACTTAGCGCCAACAACAGCGCCTTGTTCCCAATCATCCCATCGCTCAACATAATCTCAATGTTTCTCAGGTCATCAACAGGAACTTCATCAGGACACCCACCGTGAGCGTAGATGTACGCTCTGGCTTGTGAGTGAGCGTCCTGAATTAGTTTTTTCGAGCGTCCTTGTAGCCCGGTTGAATCGACTCGGTAATCTTCGCGATAATTTCAAGCTGGACCATCATGGGCCATTCAGCTTCAACTTCCTCATACGTCAGATTGTCCAAGTCTCCAGTCTCAGGTACAAGCAGCTTGATGTACTCAACAATTCGTTGCTCCATCAGGATGACGGAACGCGCCAAACCCATAGTGGAACGACCTTCAACGATTACATCGTCCTCGGCGACTTCAACACCTTCGATGATTGAGCCGTCACGGAAGCTGGACGACATCTTCTCGTAGCGAGCGTTCAATTCGACTTCGTCAATGGTTGTGATTCGATCTTCCAGTTGTTCCATCTCTTTGGTCAAAGGGATGCGAACCTTAAAGATGTGCCCACCAAGTTCAAAAGACTTGGTACGCAAATGTGCAGATGCCTTTTGGTAACTGTCGCCAAAAGCAGATGAGATGCGTGACATGTGATTTCCTTATCGTGTAGTTTTGATGATCTTGTCGTATACGGCCTGATTCAATGCAATGGCATAAGCCACAGCTTCATCTGGCGTGAGTTTGTCGGCATGATGCCGTGCAATGTCGTGAGCCAAAGCAATGGCCGTAATGCGCTGCTGAGTGAAGCCAAACCAATTCTTGGAAGAATCGGCTTGGCCCACAAGGAAACTCAACAGGTCTGTGTTGTCTTTTATTGTCGTCATATTGTCTTAGGCGTTGTTTGACCAGCCGTAGCTGTTGCCACCGATTGGGTGGATTGTGAAGTTGAACTTGCCTTCAGCAGAAGGAGACATGTCCCAAGACATACCGCCAACCATGCCGTTGAAAGCGTAGGCAACAGTGTCTTCGCCGTCATACACAGCAATAACGTAGGTGCGAACGATTGTGCCGTTGTAGCCGTCTTCACGGATCAACAACTGAGCAGTGTCAGCAGGGTTCCAAGCAGAAGTGATGCTCAACGAGGTCACTTGGTTCTGAGTGGTGATCTTTGCACCAGTACGAGCGCCAGCAACCGAGAAAGCGGCCACAGCGTCATCAGCACCGAAAGCAGGGATTGCTTCAACAGGCACGTTGATACCGTCAGTACCAGTACCACCAGCGGCAGTGCCGATGATGTCAGCGATTTGACCAGTCCAAGTTGACAATTGAGCGTCAGTCAGAGGTGTGGGCGTAGCGCCAGTTTGACACCACAGGGTTGCCACATAACCGGGCAAGACTTTGTTAATGAGAGCCATTTTGAGTTTCCTTCAAAAAGATAGTTGAACAAGTTGTCTTGTATTACGCCGGAACGTCAATGGTGCAATCCAAGAAGATTTGCGCCATATTTTCCTCGTTGTTGTAGCTATTGTAAAGCCACATCACATCAGCTTTTGCGATGAAAAAGCCGTCTGACGGACTCCCAAATTGACCGCTATAACCATGCAGGGCTTGAAGCACCTGATTGGAGATAGTGAACCCGTCTTCAATCTTCTGAGTGAAAATCGAAATCTGGAACACTGGACGGTCAATGCCTTTGTTGCTTTGCTGCTGGCCTGTATATACAGGCTGGTGGACGTTGCGGAGCATCCAAGTAATGAACTTGGGCTGTGTCGCAAAGTTACGGTTAAAAGCCGCATACACAGGCACAGGCGTGACAATGTTTGCCAGTTGATACTGGATGGCCTGACCATACTGGATGACGTTGTTCTGTGTTGCCATTTACACCGCCGTAACAGGGTCAGCGCGGTAGCACATCATCTTGACGGTCATGCGGTCATTCGATTCACGAACATCCGTAATGCGCCAATCGTTGCCACGCCAGTTGATAGAGTACGACTGTTGGTTGTCAACAATCAGCTTGGTGTTTGGAGTGTAGTTGAATGTGAAGTTCACCAAGTCTTGGTACAGACGGTACTTGTCTGCAATCTTGACGTTGTTCGCCACATCTTCAACACGCGCACGGGTTTGAAACCACTCTGTCTGAGTAGTGGACTGCTCACCAAAAGAAGACTGCCCAAAGGTCAGGTTCTTGATGGTCACATTCTCAAAACGTGCGATTGCCATTACGACACTTCCTTAACACTGTAATCAGACCATTTGCCTTTTGCGGGTGGAGCTTTTAGCAAATAAGAGATGCTTCCTGTTGGAATGCCAGTCTTTTGACTTGCCTCTTTCCAGCTTTTATAAACTATACCATTGACCATCAAGGGCTTATGTTTTGATGCGGCAATCCTTTTTTTGCATTCTTCAGTCTTTGGAATGCCGCGAACATATTGCATTGTTCTTTCCATAGACTCTTTTGGCATTTTTTTGCCTTTCATGCCAGAAACCCTTCCAACAAGTGCTTTTTTCCTGTTGGCAAGATGCTGCTCAGATTGTTTAACGCCTTTGAGATGTGCCCCGGTAATTTCACCACCACCAACAGCAATGTTCCATCCAATCCTTGGCGCTGGTCTTAACTTTTTCTCAATCTCAAGACAGTAATTTTCATCGGAAATCAAAATTATTTCCTTTACAAGATTTTCCCATCCGTATTTGCGAATTGCTTTGTACAAGGTTTGCTCTTTGCCGGTTTTTGCACATGACTTATGAGCAGACATCCGTTGCTCAAAATTCATGGCGATACCAACATAGCCTTCAATTGCTACGTTGGTTTGCTCTGGCAAATGAATCCAATATACAAACATAAGTTTACATAATGAGGGGCTTGTAATTTCTTAAAAGCACTTGTGCGCCATAAGGAATGGTCTTCAGCTTTGTTTCGGTTGTGTCCGAACGATTGTTGTACAGATGCGTCAGGATCAACAGGCCAGCCTGCTTAATCACCGGGTATGTGGACAGTGGGTTTGCCACAGTCGTGTACTCAGCAATGATTGGGGCCGTCATCTGTGTGTTGATGTCGGTAGGCAGGCTGGAGATGATGATCTTGTTGCCACTGGCATCATAGTAATACTGAGATGGCTCAACAGCAACAAACGTAGGCGGGAACAAAGAGTTGTAGTAGCCCACAACTTCAATCTCAAGGCCAGCTTGGTTTGAATACAGGTTCTGGCTCACCTCTGGCAAATCCAAGCTCACAGGCGTTGCTGTAAGGCTCTCTGCGCCGTACCAAACACGGTACGTCACAGGGAAGATGGACATGCCAAGGAAATCCTCAATGTACATGCGTGTCGCCAGTTCAAGCGACAAGATGTAAGAGTCCTGACTCTCATCGCCAAACAAGTTCAACTGCTGAGTGATTTCTTCAGCAGTCAACCAGTTTGTGACTACATCACGATCAATCTGCTCGACCTTGACGTAGTTGAACGGATTGCGAGATTGCCCACCATAAGGCAGACCAGTCAGAACGCTTTGCACAGTCATAACTGCTCCAATTAGGCGCTCATGCGAACGCCAGCAAACGGGTCACGCACGGAGCTAACCACACGCTTTTCTGCGTACAGTGTAACGAAACCGGGAGTTGTTTGTTCCATCATTTGAATGGACATCTGCTCAGTGTCGCCAATGGTCAGGAAACGAGGCCAGTTGCCCAAGTAAATTGGGAAGGAGCTAGACAGGTATGGGTTTGGAATTACGGGGAAACCAAACATGCGGCCAACAGCAGCACCGTCTTCATCGCCAACTTCCAAGAACAATGGCAGACCTTGCGAATCCTTCAGGCTACGCAGCGAGTCAATCATGGCAGGGCTGATATGCCAAGCATTACCGGGCAATGCCCAATACTGCGATGGGAATGCGGTTACAACATCAACAATGTTGTTGTACGTCACGCCGCCGCTTGTCTGAGCCACTGTAGCGATGCTGTGAATGCCGTTTGTCATGGCAGTGCCAGATGTGCCGTAGGCGCTTGTTGAAGCACTCACATACATGTCCAGACCACGCAAACCAGATGTCGCGCCTGTAGATGTTGTGGTCGAGCCAGCTTGGTCATTGTTGATCGCCATAGAAGCGCCTTCAACTTGGGCAAATTCCAAGGCGAGGTCTTCAACAATGGAGGACTCAAGACTATTTACGTCAGACATGACAGCCGAACGGATGGGCAGTTGAGCAGTCACCACGCGCACAGGCAGTTGCCAGATGCTGGTGTTTGTGCCGGGAGTACCAGTGTTGTTTTGAACCGGGTAGCCCCAAGGGTTTGTTTGGTATGTTGCGTTACCAGTCTTGGCAACGAATTGCATGTCAGAGCCAGCAACAGGCGTAATGCGCGAACCCATACGGAAGGGGTTGGCATAACGCAGTGCGGCGAAAGCATCATCAAATACTGCACGACCACCCACACCAGAACCAGAGCCAGTGATTGCAGAGGCTTCTTTCAGGTCGATGTTGACTGTGCCGCCTTCGGTAATGGCTTGCTTGATTCCAGCGAGGATTTTTTCAGTGATGGTCATGGCAATTTCCTAAAGTAATGGCGCAAAAAGGAGGGGCTTTAGCCCCTCCATTTTTATCAGGTCGCAGTGCCTGTCGAACGGTAGCGAACGCCTGCAAAGGGATCGCGCACCGAGGTTGCCAAACGCTTCTCACCAAAGAAGGTGATGTAACCGGGCAATGTCTGGTCGTAGCGGCGCATGACCATGTTCAAGCGGTCGATGATGGTGTGGAAGCGGCTCCAGTCAGCAAAGTACATTGGGTACAGGCTGGTAGTGCCAGCAGTGCCAGTAGTTGTCTGGCTAGGATTGTCCAGATACTTGTTGACCACCACATCAAAGCCCAACAGACGACCAACGATGCCGTTGGTTTCCAGAGGGGACATACGCTCAAACACGGGAGTGCCGTTGTCGTCAACCAAGCCACGGATTTGCGACAGCAAAACAGGACTCACGACAAACTTTGCGCTTTCAGTCCAGTACTGCTGTGGCAGTGCGTAGATGAAGTTCACAACGTCTTTGTAAGTGATGTTTGCAGCGCCAACAGTGTTAGCGTTGGAAGTCAACTGGTCGTAGGTAGCCAAGCTGTGCAAGCCAGATGTGGAACCAGTGCCAGACGAACCGAAAGCAGCAGTAGAAGTTGTACCGCCAGTGTAGGTGGAGTTAGCGCCGCCGTACTGATCCAAACCACGCAGGCCATCAGCGCCGCCAGTTGCAACGGTAGTGCCGTCACCGCTTTGGTCGTTGTTGGAAATCATGGACAGAGCTTCGTTCTGTGCAAATTCGGCCAACATGTCATCAACCACGTTTGCTTCCAAGCCATCAATGTCGTCCAAAGCCGCAGTACGGATTGGGAACTGAACGTTGATGTCCTTCAGGACGATTTGCCAGATGGAAGTGTTTTCAGTTGTGGGCGTACCGTTGTTCTGGATGCCGTAGCCCCATTGAGCGCCAGCATTGCCAGTCTTGACACGGAACTGATAGCTGGAGCCGTCAGTAGCCACAGTGCGAGACACGCCGCGCAAGGGGTTAGCCAAACGCAGAGCAGCAAACACTGGATCGTAAGCAGTACGACCACCCTTGCCATCACCGCCAGCGGTCAAAGCAGAGGCTTCTTTCATGTACGCATCCATCTGCGACTCGTCAGCGAAAATCTTCAGTTCTTTCTCAAAAGAAGACTTGCCGTTGACAACAGCTTTCAGTTGCTCACGAACCGACTTGTTCACATCGCCGCGAACAGTCTTTTCAGGCTTGATGACAGCGGGAGCTTGCACGGAGGCAACTTTGGCTTCCAGAGCAGCAACCATTTCGCTGAACTCGGCCTTGACGGCTTCAACAGCAGCGGGGATTTTGGCTTCTACAGCCACGATGCTTTCAGCCTGCTTGGCTTCGATAGCATCCAATTTTTCGATGATTTCTTTGGACATGATTAACCTTTCAGTCGTTTGTCGAGGAGTTTAAGAAACTCACGTTGCTCAAGAGCAGCAAGAATTTCAGCTTCGGTTGCCTCCGCATCAGAATCACTCTGAGTTGGCGCAGTTTCAATAGGCTTTCCAGCAACATCACGCTGCTCAATCACCGTCTTGAACACAGATGCGGCGGCAACCGACATCTGCTTGGACAGACCTGCATCCCGCAGGGCTTCTTCCAATACCTTGAGGTCAGCGGAGCCGTCTTCACGGAAATACTCCAGCTTCTTGACCTCTGCCTTGGGGTTGTTGGGATACATCACAACGCTTGTCTCGCGCAAACCACCTTTGGTGATCTGGAAGTAGCCGTCTTCGTAGTAGTCGCCAGAGCCAGCAGGGAATGCCTCGCCGTCATCCTTGACCCACTGATATTCGTCAGCATAAGCGCCAACAGAAACGCCGCCAAACATGTTGGGCGACTCAGACATCACTTGGTACAGGTCTTTGCCAGCAGTCGTGTTCATAAACAAACGACCCTTGGCGCACATGCCCTCTTCGTCCATCTCCAACTCGGTCCATTCGCCAACAGGCATGGAATCAGAATTGTGATTCAGGAACATAGGCAGGGGTCGGCCAGCTTTGGCAAACTCAGTCGCCCATTCCATAAAGCCTTCAGGCTTGTAGAAGAATTTACGACCATCAGCACCCTCACGAGCGCCCCAAGTGGTGATACGAGCTTCAATCTTTCCTGTCGGTTCGCCGCTTGCGGCCTTTTCGGACAGGTTCAGTTTTGCTTCGCAGATTAGATTCAGTTGCTTCATTGATTGCCCCTAAAGCAATGGATTGGTTATTGTCCTGTATTTTAGGGGTTTGCCCTAATTGCACGGGCAAGTGTATTGATGGCCGAAAGACCTGTTTTGCTAATGCTACCAGATATTTTGAATCAGTACGCATTTTTAATCAAGTCTTAGAGCCGATATTGATCTTGCTTTTCTGGCGTCCACCACCGCCGCCAGTGTCTTGAGCAGAACTGCCGGGGATTGGCTCATCAGGCTGATCGTTCTGGATTAACTCGTCTGCGCCATCCTTGGCAGGCATGTTCATGTACTCACGAGCTTCGTTCGGAGTCATGATGCCGTTCTTCACGCCAGCAGTTGCAAAGTTCATCTGGTCCAGCGGAGCGCCCTTCAGGAAGTTCTTCGTGTCAAACTCAATGCAAAGGCTTGGGTAGCCTTGCAGCAAGTGGCCCTTCAGCTTTTCCTGTACGTTGACAATAATCGGGTACATGGTGGACTTGTAGAACTCGTCCATTTGCGTTTGGGTGTTATTGAACTTGCTGTCCGAGATGCCAATCATGGCAGGCGGCACACCAAACAAACCACAGATACGCTTCATGGTTTGCAGCTTCAAAGCAGCAGCGTCAGCGTCTTGCAGGTTCAGCATTTCCAGCTTCTGGTATTTCATGCCTTGGTCGAGCAACATGCCCTGACCGGGCTTGCTTGGGTCAGAGTTCTTGCTGCCAGTCATGTTGGCCCAAGCCTCTTTCAGTCGAGCAGCAACTTCCTTGTACTTGCCGTCAGGAACAACTTGCTCCGTCACAAACATGCCAGATGGCTTTGCGCCGTTCTGCATGACAAAGTTGGCGTACAGGTCAATGTCTTGGTCAAGGCCGACAAGCTCAGTCGCCAAGATGCCTTTGTTGAAACCAGCCGAACCTTGCCAAGCCATCTCTTTGCAGTGCATGACTTGGTGCGCGGCCAAAGGCTCATCCTTGCTGAAGCCGTAGCTTGGCGTAGACAGGCGGTAGGACGGGTAACGGGTAGGCGTAATCTGAGCAGCAATCAGTGTGCTGTCCAAGATGTACATTTCCAGAGGAGTCTCAGTCGAACTCTTCTGGTCTTTGCGCCACCACAAGGTGAACGACTCGCCAGACAACTCGTACCACATGAGCCACTGATACCAGAACTCATATTTGCTCTGGAAGTTGTTGGGATTGCCGAGCAGCTTGGCAACTTGCTTGGCCTTGGCTTTGTCCCGAGTGCCAACTTTGTCAGAACGGATGGCATCAACAGTCTGGCCTTCCTCTGTCTCGTAGCAAACTTTGATTGGCAACTGAGCAAGCGCCCGAGCCTTCAAACCAACGCAAGCCATGATGGTACTGTTGCGACTCAGCACCGACATGTCCACACTACGGCCAGCAGTGGTTGCGCTGGAGGTCGTTACATACAGAATCTGGGTATTGACAGTCGGACGCTTGTTATCGCCTTGATAGACGATGTTGTTGCCCAAAGCAGTCTGACCGAACAGTGTGTTCGCTTCATTTTGGGCTGTGTTTTTGCCCTTGAAAACGTCAAGAATACCCATGATTCGCTCCTATTTCCGCATACTTTACCACTCTAGCGACCTAAAGCCAAATGAATCGCTGACAAATACGTTGTCCAAATGGCAGTGCAAAGCCATAATCATCGCAATAATACCGTCAACTTTGGCGCTTGGGTCGGCTTCGTTCTTCCTCACCTTTACGTTTCCGTTGACATCAATGTAAACCTCGTCACATCCTAGGCTATTTAAACGACCCGTCCACTTGGGACAAGGCTGCGTTTGAAACGGCCATTCGCGCAGAAGTCGAAGCCTCGACAGGAACGCTCACGGCATCTGATGAACTGCTGGTTGGCACATTGGTCATCACGGTAGACAGCTTGCTGACTGCTGAAATCAACATTCGTGAAATGGGCCATGTCACTGTCTACGGGAACAACGAAGGCGTAACAGCTTGGTTCAAGATTCGCACTGAGATGGCTGACAAGGCTATCAAGATGCTGGCTGAACTAGGTCTTGTGGCCCGTGGTCGTCCAAAGTTGAAGGCAAAAGTGAGTGATGTAGATGAATTGTTTGCTACGGCTTAAAAGACATGAACAAGACAATAATAGGGAACGCCACCCTGTACCTTGGCGACTGCATGGACATCTTGCCCACGCTACCAAAAGTGGATGCGGTTATCACTGACCCGCCTTATGGCGACACAGCAACACACGCTGGGCATCTTGCAAGTGTAGTTCTTAAGGACGGAAAGCCTGCTGGTCAAGAGCTTGGGTTTGATGGAATTAACGAAAAGCAAATGCTTGCTATGGCCCAACAGTGGGTTGACATGGCAAACCGCTGGGTTGTGTTTACCAGCGAATGGAAGTTTCTTAATTCACTTGACGCAGCCGGACTTCTCGTTAGGTTTGGCATATGGCGCAAACCAGACGGTGCGCCTCAGTTTACTGGCGACAGACCCGGTACGGGTTGGGAGGCCATCGCTATATGTCACAAGGCTGGCAAGAAGCGTTGGAACGGTGGTGGCAAACACGCTTTCTATAACTGGCCCAAAGGTAGCAACAACTCCGGCCATCCAACAGGAAAACCCATCGGCTTATTTTCTGAATTTGTCAACGACTTTACAGATCGTGGAGAAACCATTTTTGACCCATTTATGGGAAGCGGCACAACAGGCGTGGCTGCTGTTCAAATGGGGCGAAAGTTTATAGGGATTGAGCGTGAACCAAAATACTTTGAGATTGCTTGTAAACGCATAGAAGACGCACAACGCACTTTTGATATGTTTGGATTCAATGGAACTTCTGCTGTTGACTTGCCAAAACAGGAGGCAATGTTTTGAGCTATTCGCCACTGCTTAACCCTGCGTTTGAGTATGCGGTAGCGGTAACTCGGGGTGACATTCAGGCGTGTGAGGATGTCAAACTGGCTTGCCAGCGGTTCTTGGATATGGCCGAACGTAAGGATGCGCCTTACGAGTTTGTCCCTGCCAAGGCTGAACACATACTCAAATTTGTCAAATTTTGCCGCCATGTCAAAGGCCCGGATGCCGGGAAATCAATTGAGCTACAGCCTTTTCAGGTTATGTACTTGGCGGGCATCTATGGTTTCCGCGACAGGAAAGATCATTCGTATCGGTGGGTTACTGATGTCATTTTGTTCGTGCCTCGTAAATCTGGCAAGACAACCATTGCGTCCATCATTGCGCTGTATGAGTTGCAGTTTGGTGATGCTGGCGCTGAAGTGTTTACTCTGGCTACCAACAGGGATCAGGCGTCTATTTGCTTTGATTCGTCCAAAGCCATTGTAGAAAACATGAGGCCCGAGTTGGGCGCTAAGTTCCTTGCCTACCGCAGCGAATTAAAGAAGTCTGGAGACTCGACTTCTACCTACAGGGCGCTGTCACGGGAGAACCGTAAGACAGGTGACGGTAAAAACCCATCTTGCGCCATGATTGACGAAGCTGCTCAGATTACTGAAAGGCAGTCGATTGAGGTCTTGCATTCGGGCATGGGCGCTCGTAAGAACCCGCTGCGGATGTATCTGACAACTGCCAGCTTTACCAAGGAAACCAAGTTCTTTGAAGACCTTTCGCACTTTCGTAGCGTCTTGCGTGGCGCTGCTCCTGATTCTTTTCGCTGGTTTGGTTTACTCTATAGCATTGATCCCGGAGACAATTGGGCTGATCCTGCGGTATGGGGCAAAGCGAACCCGATGCTTGGGGTTTCGGTCACGACTCAGCACATTCAGCAAATGGCTGAAGAAGCGTCTGCCAAGCCAGCAAGCCTAAACGAGTTTCTGTGCAAGCAGTTAAACATTTATGTTTCGGCCAATTCAGCTTGGGTTGACCGTAGGTATTGGGATGAGTCTGTTGCGCCAATTTCGGAAGAAAAGCCAGAATCTACGTTTGTTGCATTTGACTTGGCGCACACCCGAGACTTGAACGCTGTTTGTACTTTGCACAGATATGGCGAAGAAGATTTTTATTCCAAGTTCCAATTCTTTCTGCCGGAAGAATCTATTGAGCTTATTCCCAACCATTACAAGAGCATTTTCTTACAGGCTCAAGCTAGTGGCATTCTCAGGCTCACGCCGGGTAACGTAACCGACTTAAACGAGATTGAAAGCTACATTAAGCAGGAATGCGAGAAGCACAATGTCAAAGAAATCGGATATGACCCGTACAACGCTGCTGCTTTGGTGGCTAACCTGTACGCTGATGGCTTGCCGGTAAAAAAGGTTGGTCAGGGCATGGCTATGCTTTCTAACCCGTCCAAGACTACCGAGCAGCTTATTCTGAAAAAAGCCATCAAGCACGATGGCAACCCTTTTGTTGGCTGGCAGCTTGGTAACTGCGAGGTTTACACCGATGTGAACGGCAACGTGAAGGTCAGAAAGAACGAAGCAGACCCGTCAGCCAAGGTGGACGGTATTATTGCGATGATTATGGCCTTGCACTGTCATTTGGATAACGTATTTGTCAGCGAATCATTTGGCTTTAGATCAATAGAGTGGTAAAGTGTAGGAAATTGAGGGGAAATCATGGCAATTCTTGACATTTTCAAGCGTAAAAACACTCAGTCTGAGAGCAATACTTTGTTCGGTCAGACGGCCCTTGGTAACAACATTGTTTATCAAGGAAGTGACAAACGTGCCGGGGTTAACACCCAAATCCTCTATGTGACCACTGCCAGCACAACAACTGCTGGTCGCCCTGTGGATATGTCTGTGCTGACCAGAAACAGCACAATCATGTCCTGCGTGGGTGTAAAAGCCCGTGCTTTGGCTCAGTTGCCAATCAAGATTTGTTGCGAAATGGCAGACGGCAAAACCGTTGATGCTGTCAAAGGTGAAGGCGTAGGAACGCGAGACAAAGCCAAAGCCCGTCAAGTTGCCAAGCTGCTCAATAGCCCAAATAACTTTCAAAGCAAATACGAGTTTTGGTATCAGTGGCTGATGTGGTACGAGTTGTCTGGTGAAGCCTTTACTCTGTGGTGGAGGAAAGACCAGAACAGTTCTACCGAGACTCCGCTTGAGATGTATGTGCTGGATTCAACGCTGATCGCTGTGAATATCACGCCTACACGCTATCCGACTTTCCGGCTGTCTACTCCCAGCTATGGTTTTAACAAAGACCACGAGTTTAAGTATTACCAAGTCATGCACAGCAAAGAAATGGCTTGGCAAGGTTCTGCTGGCTTTAACAAAGCTATCTTGGCGACCGAATTAGTTGGCCTTGACCAAGACATTGACCTCTACGCCAACTTTGTCATGCAGAACGGCGCAAAGCCATCTGGCATGTTTGTGACCGACCAAGTTATTCCTGATGGCAAATACAAAGAAATCGCCGCCCGGCTGAAAGAGGCATGGAACAACATGACCGGCAGCAAAACCAGCGATCCAAGCAAGCCGGGTCAAGGTATGTTGCTGGATCAAGGCATGAAATATCAGCGGGTGGAAATGCTGACCTTGCAAGACACAGATGCTGCTGCTTTGAAGTTGCAGACCATGCGCCGAATCTGCGGTTTGTTTGGTGTGCCGCCTTCCATGATTGGAATCCATGACGGTAAATTCAACAACAGCCAAACGGCTTTGGATGAGTTTTACAAAACCACCATGTACCCGACAATTGTCAATATTCAGCAGAAGTTGACGCAGCACTTGCTGGAGGGGTATCCTTCTTTGTGCGTGGAGTTTGACACAAAGGACTTCTTGAAGGGTGCGCCTTTGGATCAGATGAACTTTGCGACCGCTGGTGTGAAGGGTGGCATTATGACGCCCAACGAAGCCCGTAATTACATGAATTTGCCCTCTATGGAAGGCGCGGATGAGTTGGTCAAAGAGCCTGATCCTGCCGAGCCAATTGCTGGGAGTAGCCCCAAGGATACTGGTGGCGGCGGCGGCAATCAGACCAAAAAAATGAATATTGGGACTACTTGATATATCATGCAAACTGATAGACAATATCTGGTAGCATTAGCCAAACAGGTCAAACGGCCTAAACAGTTGCCTGTACTATTAGGGCAACCCCCTAAAATACAGGACAATAACCAATCCATTGCTTTAGGGGCAATCAATGAAGACATTGAATCTAATCTGCGAAGCCAAGCTGAATCTCAACGAAAAAGCCGACAACGGCGAAGCGTCTGGACTGATTGAGGCTCGCATTACGACTTGGGGTGCGCGTGAAGGCGCTGATGGTCGTAAATTCTTCTACAAGCCAGAAGGCTTTATGCAATGGGCTAAAGAGTTTGCCGCATCAGGTCGGCCACTTCCCATGTACGTCAATCACAACGCTGATGCCATTCCTGTTGGTGAGTGGACCAGCATTGAAATGGATGACGATGGCATGAACGCCTCTGGCCGCCTGTATCTCAACACCACAACTGGTTCTGACTTGTATCAAGTGATGAAAGAATCCCCCAATATGTTTGGCGGGGTTTCTGTTGGCGCTTATGCTGAAGAATATCAGTGGGTTAAGGAAGATGGCAGTGTTTTTCCTGCTGGTTCCGGCGACTATTGGGACGAAGGTTATTTCCAAATCACTAAAGGTGGTTTGCGCGAAACTAGCGTTGTCATGCACCCCAATAACATGAAGGCAGAAATCAAAAAGTTGGAATATTTCCGACCTGATGGCTCTGCTGATTTGAAGGTATTGGAAGAAGCCCTGCGGGATGCAGGTCTGTCCAAGCAGATGTCGGTTGCCGCCGCATCTGTGTTCAAGACGGTGATTGAACAGCGTGATGCTGTTGAAAAGCCTATTGAAAATGCGCCAACTCAGAGTGATTCTGATGCGGAGGCAACCGAAGCTGAAATTCTCGCTGCTCTTGAGCAACGTGAACTTCTCAAACTCCTTGACCAACGTCTTAAAGGTTAAATCATGTCCCAAGTTATCCTCGAAAAATTGGATGCCATCGAAGCTAAACAAGCTGAAGGCATCTCGGCTGTTGAGGCCAAAATCCCCGCCGCTGTTGAAGCTGTTAAAGCTGAAATGGCTGAAATGGTGTCTGCTCTGGAAGCCAAAGTTGCCTCCATTCAGATGCCTGAGTTCATTCGCACTCCTGCCAAAACCATTCGCCAAGACGTGAACCGTTCGGTGAAAGAGCAATTGGCTACTTTCTACAAAGGCAACAACCGCCTTGAGAAAGAACTGCAAATCTTTGCAGACGAAAGCCAAATGGATGCGTACCTGAAAGAAGCCTCTGCCCTGACCGCTGGCGGTGATGGCAAGGGTGGTCGTACTGGCTACGATCCAGTGTTTGCTGCTCTGCGTTTGGCTAACCCCATGCGTGGTCTGTCGCGCACTGTGGCTACCGATGGTTCTAGCTATCAATTCCGTGTCAAGACTGGCAATGCTGGTGCTGCATGGGGTTATGGAATCCAGAACAACGGTGCAACCACTACTGAAGACACCAGCATCTGGCAATTGGTTCTGCAAGACCTGAACGTGCAGTTCCCAATCCGTACTGCTGCTCTGGATGACATTGATGGCTTGGAAGCCAACGTGGTTGACGACATGCTGGCTGAGTTCGCTCAAGCTGAAGCCCTGTCGATGATCCAAAACAACGACCAAGCTGCACAGTCGGGCACTAACCCCTACGGCGGTACAAACGGTCTGCGTGGTCTGGATCAGTACGCTGGTGCTGCTGCTACCTACGCTGGTGGTACTTCTACTGTTGCTGCTTTCGGCACTTCTGGCACTGGCTCTACAAGCGGTCTGCACTCGCTGGCTACTTATGACCAGATCACTTCTAACGTCAACACTGTTGGTGCTAACGCCATCCAGTACAAAGACGTCATCAACTTCATGTACGCTTTGCCACAGCAATACTGGACATCGAACGCCAAGTTCATGGTCAGCCCTATCTTGGCTCAAGCTATCCGTGGTCTGCAAGACACCAATGGCCGTCCGATCTTCAACTCTATGGAGTCGTTGAACCCTGATGGCATCATTGGTCAAATGCTCGGCTTTGATGTGGTGATGAACAAGTATCTGGACAACCCAAGCCAAGGCACAACTGGTTCGGCTGGCACAACTAGCCTGTACCCAATGTACTTTGGTGACTGGAGCCGTTGCCACACCATCATTGACCGTTTGAACATGGTCATGCGCCGCTACGACCAGACATTGCCCGGTTACATCACCTTCTTTGGTGAGAAGCGTCTGGCAACTTCTGTGCGTGATCCTAACGCGATGGTGCGTTATCGCTCGACAGGTACAGCTACCTGATAAATCGGAGGGGCGTAACTGCCCCTCCTTTTTGAGCCAATAATTTAGGAACTGATATGACCATTACCGAACGCATCCTGTCTGGAATTAAGCAAACTTTGGAAACTGGCGATCAAGTCAAAATCGACTTGCGCGAGGCATCTGCTATCACTGGTTCAGGATTGAATGTCGGTGGTCGCACTCACTTTGACGAAGCGTTTGCAGCCCTGCGCTATGCAAACCCATTTCGTCAAGGCGCACGGAACATCAAAGTTCCCGGAAATTCCGCTGTTCAGTTTGTTGCCAAGACTGGTAACGCTGCTGACAGCACAAACCCTTGGGGCTACACAGTCAGCCCCAACAGTGGTTCTCCCAACATCAATACAAGCATCTGGCAATTGCCAACTCGCGTAATTTCTGCACAACTGCCTGTTCGTTCGGCTGTGTTGTCGGATGTGAACGGTTTGCAAAACGAGTTGGTTGAAGACCTGATGATGGAATTTGCTCAGTTGGAAGGCGCATCATGCGGCCTGAATAATGACCAAGCAGGTTCTACCACTACATCAACCGGTGGCACTGATGGTCTGCGTGGCTTGAACAGCTACCCCGGCGCTGCTGGCGCTGCTGCTGCATTCGGTTCAAGCGGTACAGCCATCACAAACGGCTTGCACACAATCCGTACTGTCGGCTACAACAACACTGGCGGTCTTGAAGCTGAGACTTTGGCAGCAATGGCCAATGCTTTGCCAGCACAATACTGGTCTTTGCCCGGTACTGCTTGGATGATGCACCCAACTGCCATTCAGACTTTGCGTAACTATGCTCATGGCGGTGCTGGTTATTCTTTTGTTGAAACAGGTTCTGCCGAAGCAGGTTCGTTGCTGCATGTGTATGGATTCCCTGTGATTCCAAACCCATATTTGGACGCTACAGGCACAGTCGGCTGCAAGTCAATGTATCTTGCCAACTGGCCTCGTTTTATGACGATTGCCGATGTGGAAGAAATGACTGTCCAAGCAATGGAGCAAACAACTCCCGGCTTTGTAAACTTGTATGCTGAAAAACGTATGGTTAGCACCGTGCGTGATGTGTTTGCTGGTGTTCGTTCAATTGAGACTTAAACATGAGCGTTGACAACTATCAATACGCTGCGCCTTTTGGCGCTCAGACGCGCAATCCGTTTAACTACGCAAAGGTTGAACAGATTGGGCGTGATAGTGTCACTGCGTGGTTGACTCTTGAGGAAATCACGAATCAACTCAACTTGTTTGATGACGAAAGCCAAGACGGGTATTTGCTTGGCCTTGAAGTAGCCACCAGACAAGCAATTGAAGACTACTTGGGGATGTCTATCCTTCCGGTAAGTTATCGCGTCTGGTACGGTTCTGAGAGCCTTGTAGCATCGCCAATTAGTCTTGATTTGCCTGAAGTTAGCCAAAACTTTTACGCCAATCAAGCTGGTGTCAGTATTGATTCAGTCGGATACTGGAACGATGCTTTCCCTCCTGTGTTCACAACTCTTGCAAGTTCCAGCTACTACTACGATGCCTCGGGCAACAAAGTAATTGTGAATAACTTGCCAACAGATGTGAATTCGGTGATGACTGCGCCAATCATTGTGCAATATACAACTGTTGCCAACCCTTTGGCCGCTTACCCTGTCATTAAGCAAGCAGGGTTGTTGTTGCTCACGCATTTGTATAACAACCGTGCAAATGCAACAGAGACAAAGCTAAAAGACATTCCGTTTGGTGTAACAACCTTGCTGCGGTCTTACAAACCTCTGGTGATGTGAAATGGCAATTGCTCGTTTTGAGAACATCAACATCAACAACCTGACTTTCACCAAGTCGGATTTTGGTGAGTCTGCGACTGTTCAGGCATTGTGGTTTGCGACACGGGCAAGAGTTGCGGCAGTTTCAAACAGTCTGAAGATTGCTGATAAGTATCGGCTGTATCAAGACATGACCAACTTCACGTTGAATTACACGCCAAACATGAAGACAATTGTTGATAACCAGCATTTGTACTCAATCACATGGCGTGGTAAAGATTGGCGTATTGACAGCGCAAGGGAATCTGATGATCGTATGAACGTCATTTTCTTGTGCTACCGTTCTGATCCAGTTACGGCGGTGTAATGGCAACTCAACTCAATCCTGTTGTTTACGGTAAAGCCATTCAGTACCAACTGGCAAACATAGTCACGCCTGTGCCTGTGTATGCGGCTTTTAACCGTAATTTTGCCACTCAGCCTAAGTTCATTACTTGGATGCTGCGTAATGTGCATCAGCCTGTATATACGGGGCCACAGCAAAGCAACAAAGGCATTGACCGACCTGTATTTCAGATTTCTATTTTCACTCAACAGATTGAAGATGGTTTTACAATCTCAAATCAGATTCTGCAAGCCTTACATGGGTATAGTGGAATTTTGGGCAGTCCAGCAGAAGGCTTTTACATTTCTAAAGCTGATGTCATGTGGCTGTATAACAGTTACAACGATGAGGAAAAAATGGCGCAAATCTTCTTAGACTGCACCATTGACATTCCAGCGTAATACAAGACAATTGTTCAACTTTTGAAGGATACTCAAAATGGCTTTACCAAACAAAGTTCTCCCCGGTTTTAGCGCCGTTCTTTACGCACAACCGACTTCTACGCCAACTCCTTTGACTACTGCACAGTTGTCCTTGGTTGCCAGCGTTTCTCCCATTGCTGTTAGCGGCAACATTATTCCTGTCGAGGCAATTCCTGCTTTCGGTCAAGACGATGCTGTTGCTAGTTTCGGTGTTGCCGGGTCGCGTCAGTCTGACAAGATTCCTGTGCAAGCTGCTCCTACCAGCATGACAATCACTGCTGCTTGGAACCCTGCCGACACCAACTTGCTGTTGATGCGCGCAGACGCCTATTCTGGCGTGATTGACCGCACTTTCGTGATTTCGGCCACCGATGGTACAGGCATCGTTTATTACGCCTTTAACGGTCGCGTAGGCCAGTTCCAGATTGATTCTGCTCCCGGTGCAGAAGCCAAGGCTACATTTACCATCCATCCCCGTGGCAACCAGTACGGTTGGTCCAACAACGCATAAGGAGTCATCATGGCTATCCCTGCAAAAGTTCTTCCCGGTTTTAGCGCATCGCTTTGGATGCAAGCGGCTGCAACTCCAACTCCTTTGAGCACGGCCAACTTGTCTGTATGGACTGCTCAAGTAGCTGCGATTGTTGGTACTGTAGCCAACGGCACAGGCGCTAACGGCGTTGCTGTTCCTGTTGAAGCAATCCCTGCATTTGGCATGGATGATGCGGTGGCAAGTTTCGGTGTGGCTGGTTCTCGTCAAAGCGACAAGATTCCTGTTCAGGCCGCGCCTACAAGCATGACCATTACGGCTGCTTGGAACCCTGCTGACACAGCTTTGCTTCAGATTCGTTCTGACGCTTACTCTGGTGTTGTGGACCGCACTTTCGTGGTTGCAGCAGTTGAGGGCGTAAACACTGTCGCTTATGCTTTCAATGGTCGCGTTGGTCAATTCCAAATTGACTCTGCACCGGGCGCTGAAGCCAAATGCACTTTCACTGTTCATCCACGGGGCAACCAGTACGGCTGGTCGAACAACACATGAGCGTGAATGACGCAATTAAAGCAATTGTGACCAGCTACGGCGACATTGAAGTTGTTGCCCGTAGCTTGGTGGTGGACGCTGGTGAGCTTGCAAAAGCCACTGCCAAACCAGACACAGCAGAAGCCATTGCTTTGGCCTTGTTAAAAAAATATAACGTGACTGCTCCTGTGGTCGTTATTGAAGAAGTTGCACCAGACACAACAGAGTAAAACACATGATAGTAAAAGACAGCAATGACCTTCTAAACTTTCTTGTAGCCCAATCCGATTCTTCCAAGAATTGGTTTGGGTTTCAACAACAGAGAATTACAGCGATTGCGCTTGCACATGACATTGCAAGGTATCATGCTGATAAGATGACTCCAGATGAAGTGGTGGATTACGCCATGAGTCTGAATGAGTCGATTTACCACAAGATTATCAAAACGACACGATAAGGAAATTACATGTCACGAATTTCATCTGCTTTTGGTGACAGCTACCAAAAAGCATCTGCACATCTGCGTACCAAGAATTTTGAGCTTGGTGGGCATCTCTTTAAAGTTCGCATCCCTTTGACCAAAGAGATGGAGCAACTAGAAGAGCGAATTACAAAAATTGACGAATCCGATTTAAATGAACGATATAAAAAGATGTCGGGCAGTTTTCGGGATGGCACGGTCATTGAAGGCGTAGAAGTCACTGAAGACGATGTAATCGTTGAAGGCAGATCAACCAAAGGATTGGCTCGTTCTGTCATGCTGATGGAGCAGAGGATTGTTGAATACATCAAGCTGCTTGTGCCTGAAGTTGGCGATTGGGACGGCTTGACATATGCTGAAGTCGAGGCCGAGTGGCCCATGACCGTTCAGCTTGAAATAATTGCCAAAATTACCGAGTGCATCCAGCCGGGATATAAGGACGCACGAAAAAACTAATTCAGGACGCTCACTCGCAAGCTAGGGCGTATATTTATGCCCACGGTGGGTGTCCTGATGATGTTCCGGTGGATGATTTAAGAAACATTGAGATTATGTTGTCGGATGGGATGATTGGAAATAAGGCGCTGCTGCTGGCGTTAAGTTCCTTGACCACTGGCAACTTAAACTCGAAAATGCAGAAAACAGCAAAGCCATTCCGAATGCAGGATGTCTTGCCGTCAACGCATGAATACATCATTCCACCTTTGACCGAGAAACAGCAGCAAGAGCAAGTTAATCAGCAACTGCTGAACTTTATTGCAACTAGACCCGGTTCGGAGGCATTCTTGAAAGTGTGAAATGGCCTATACCCCGCAAAGCAAATCTTTTGAGCTTGAAGGATTTGCCGAATTTGAACAGCAGTTGCGAGAAATGGCTGAAGGATTCCGGGGTGATTTGGTCGCAAGAAACACGCTTGTTCCATCTGCCAAAGCAGCAATGGAGGTTGTTTTAGATGCAGCAAAAGTAAGAGCGCCAGTTGGCGACAAGCCACGGGATGCAAAAAATCCAATTCACATGCGCGACACTATTCGTCTGGATGCCAGAATTCCAAGTGGCAAAGACAGAATGAGCGAATACGTTAATGACTCCGATGCGGCAATTGCGGTTGTGTCGGTTAAGAAAAGCGCGGTATCACTAGCAAACGAGTTTGGCACATCTAAGATGGGGGCAAACCCATTTTTGCGTCCTGCATTGCAAGAAAATGCTGATGCTGTCCTGACTGAACTAAAATCACAATTGGCGGTCAGAATCCCTGATTACGCCAAGAAACTGGCGCGAAGGAAAAGATAATGGCTTCACAAAATATTGCCCGACTTGGCGTTGTCCTTGGCTTGGACACGGCTGAATTTACGGCGTCCATTGACAAAGCTATTGCCGAAAACGTCAAGCTCAAAAATGCTATTCGCCGCGAAACTGATGCGGCTGCAAAAGAAATTGTCGCCCTTAAATATGCAACTGATGACTATGGCAAGGTTGTGTCTCGGGTCACAATGGTTGAGCGCGAGATGGCCGCTGGCCGCTTTAAAAACGCCACTACTGATGTAAAGAAGCAATTGCTTGAACAAGCGGCTGCATACGACAAAATCGCAAACGCTGCAAAGAATGCAACCAATGCTCAGTTCAAGATGAACGAGCAGCAGAAGATTCAGTTGACCTATCAAACAACTGACTTGGTGACGCAGATCGCTTCAGGCCAAAGCCCATTTATTGCCATCTTGCAGCAGGGTGGTCAACTTAAAGACGTTATGGGTGGCGTTGGCAATGCGCTTAAAGCCGTTGGCTCTTTGTTTACCCCGACCACGGTTGGATTTGGTGTTCTTGCAATTGCTATTGGTGCAACTGCAAAGGCTGCATATGATGCAGCCACTGAGTTGGAGCAGTTGAACGATGCGTTGACTTTGACTGGCAACTATTCCAAAGTAACTGAAGAGTCTTTCCAGAAGCTGGCAAGCACTTTAAGCGGTAACACCAAAGCAAGTCTTGGTTCAACCAAAGAAGCGTTGATGGCCGTGATTTCGTCTGGACAGTTTACTGGCGAATCAATTAACGCAGTAACTCAAGCAATCATCACCTACTCGCAGATTGCCGGTGTGTCTGCAACTGAGGCTGCTCAGAAACTTAAAGGCGGTTTGAGTGGCACAGCCGAAGGCGCAAAGTCTCTGAACAAAGAGATGAATTTCCTTACGCTAGAGCAGTACAAACAAATTGAGGCTTTGGAAAAGGCAAACAAAAAGCAAGAAGCCGCACAAGTTGTGGCTGTTGCTTTGAACACAAAACTGGAGCAGCAACGCCGCGAGCTTGGTCTGCTTGAGGGCGCGTGGAAGTCTGTGACAACTGCCATGAGCAACTATTGGGATCAATTTAAACAGTTTCTTACTGGCCCCAATCAATCGCAAACCCTTGAGGCGCTTGATAAGCAAATTACAGACATTAAGCAAAAACTTTCTGGCACAGCGGAAGATGAAGACACAGCGTATGCCAGAGGCTGGCGTAAGGTTCTTGCGTCATTGCAAGCCAGCAAAGATAACTTGCAAGAAATTCAACGTCTTCAGGGCCGTTCTGCATCGTCTAAAGATGTTGGTGATGCAAAAAGCAAAATTGACGAGTACGACAAATATAAAGGGATGCTGAAGAGCAAAGCCTTAGAAGTTGCCAAAGCAGAGTCTGATGCAAGGTTTGCTGTTGCCAGAGAAGGTTTGAACGAAATTCAAATTTTGGAAATTGAAGCGGCCAAAAAACTTGAAGATGCTCGCAGAGAGATGGCTGAAAAAAATCAGCAGGAAGATGGCCGAGCCACAGCGCAAAACCTTGAGATATACAAAAACAAAGCAATTGTTATTGCAGCCGAAGCAGCCGAAAAGATTAGACAAATCCGCACAAAGACAAACCTTGCTGAGTACGAAGAGGCTGTGCGTACTGAAAAAGAAATCTCTGATGCGGTTGTTGCAGAAGACAATCGCCGCGCAGCAATGAGAACAGACGCACAAGGAACGACTCGTTCTCTTGAAATTGATAAAGAGCGTCTTGAATTGAAGTATCGGTTGGTTTATGCAACTGAGAAAGAGCAAAAGCTGGCTATGATTTCTTTGGAGTACGCACGAAAGCGCAAAGAAATTGAAGGCAGTCCAGAAGTAGACTTCTTGACAAAGCAACTTGACCGACAAGAGGCTCTTGAAAAGCTGAATGTCACCATTCAAGAATCTATGCAAAAGACTCAGCAGATTTTTGATACTGTTTGGGGCAACATGGGTTCGGCCATTGACAACTTTGTCAAGACGGGCAAATTCAACATGAAGGATTTTGCTCGTAGCGTCATACAAGACTTGATTGCAATCCAGATGAAGGCTGCTGCAATGAAGTTTCTTGGGGCTGCGTTTGGTGCTTTCACTGGTGGTGGATTCGGAACAGGGAATGCTTTTGGTAATCAAGACCTTGGCGGCTTTCTTGCTGAAGGTGGACCGGCTAATGCTAATACTCCCTACGTTGTTGGAGAACGTGGACCCGAGTTGTTTATTCCAAGATCATCTGGAACGGTTATTCCAAACAATCAGATAAGCAACATTGGAAGCACCACCAACGTCACAAACAACTACATCAATGCCATTGATACCAAATCGTTTGAAGACAGGCTTCTAGGCAGTTCTAATGCGATCTGGGCGGCCAATGCTTATGCCAACAAGAACCTTGCTACAAGTTTCGGGAGAACCTAATGTCTTTTCAAACGATTTTTGAAATTCAGCAGTCTATGACGGTGAACAACCGCAGGACTGTTGGTCAACAATACAGTCGGTCTGGGCAAGTTCGTGTGGCGCAATACCTGACAACAGTTCCTTGGGTGTTTACGGTTTCGCCTCACAGTTATCTTGCTTACGCAACCTCACGCACAATCATCCAAACGATTGACAACCTTGACCGTCAGTTGCCAGAGACTATTACGTTTAACAGCGCAAACTTGTCTTGGTTTACGTCATACCAAGGTGGCGCAGTAACCACTCCAACCACTGTGACGCTAGGGGCTACTCCTGCCGCTAACTCGCAAACGCTGTCGCTTGCCAACCTGCCTTCATCTACTGGCCCTATTTTTAAGGCTGGTGATTTTATTATGATTGGCGGCTACAGCTACAAGATAACTGAAGATGTGCCGTATACGGGGGCAACAGCCACCGTGTCAATTCACAGGCCAGTTATTGGATCGCCTGTATCTGGTGCTGCTGTGGCTTGCGGCAACAATTGCACTTTTAATGTCTTGGCAGAAAAGTGTCCAACCTATACACTAATGCCAGCCCCCGGAAGTGCTTTTGTGCAATGGGATGATGCGTTTGTATTTAGAGAGAACATTACAGCATGACCACAATAATGACTGCTCTGGATAGTTCATCTATCCGACAAGCTGAATTCATCAGATTGACGATGCCGTCAAACACTTACACGTTTTGTAATGCGGCGGCTCCTATTACTGTAAACAGCATCACATTTACAAACCTTGGCAGTTTGCTCCAGTTGAGCGACATTAAGCGCGATGTAAAAGCCAACAGTTCCGATCTGTCTATTTCTCTGACAGGCGTTGATGGCACAAACATCGCCATTGTGCTTGGCTCCCAAATTAAAGGCTCTCAAATTGAAGTGTGGCGTGGGTTTTTGGACTCAAACAATCAGATCATTACTTCACCTACTCAGCAGTTCTTTAAACGCTATCAAGGCATTGTGTCTAACTTTTCAATTACAGAAGATTGGAATGAACAAGCCAGAACTCGCGTGGCAACTGTTGGGTTGTCTTGCGCTTCTTTCAGGACAATCCTTGAGAATCGTGTTGGCGGTGTTAGGACCACTCCAAAGATTTGGCAAGTTTATTATCCCGGCGACACCAGCATGAACCGTGTTCCATCAATTGCTGGCTCTTACTTTGATTTTGGTGGTCAGCCAACTTCAACAGGAAGCCAAGCAGCATCCAACGCACCCTCACAAAGAATATTTGGGCGATGATAAGAAAAGCGACAAGATACGACATTCCTCGGCTGCTTGAAATTGTTGAGGCATATGCCTTTGAGAATCCAATTACAGCCTTGGGCAAGCAGATAAACCATGACCCCAAGTATGTTGAGAGCTTGTTGTTTGGCATCATCATGGGGCGCGGGTTTGTTTACATTGACAACCATATGCGTGGCGCAATCATTGGCATAAAAAACCCAAACATCTGGTGTCCAAAGGTGAGAGAATTGAATGAGTTGCTTTGGTGGGTTGAGCCTGAGTACAGAAACGGAACAATCGGTGGCCGTCTGTGGAAAGCGTTTGACCAAGAAGCCACTGAAATGCTGGAGCGTGGCGACATACACTTTTCGGTAACTTCAGTGTCGGCATCTGGCCCGTTGATTGATTACACCAAGCGTGGCTACAAAGCTGTTGGTGCAAGTTTTGTGAAGGAATAGAAATGGTCGGGTCACTTATTGTTGCTTATGTAACGGGAACAGCAGTTGCTGGTTTTACGTTTGCAATGACGGCTTCTGCGTTTGCAATTAACTTTGCTGTTTCAACTTTAATCTCACGGTCTTTTGCGCCTGACAGCAGTTCTAATCAAGCAATTGATAACGGCGTTCGCCAACAAGTTCCTCCTTCATCTACAAACAGCATTCCTGTAATTTATGGCGATGCGTATTGCGGTGGTCGCTTTATTGATGCTGTACTGAGTACTGATGCCAAAACCATGTATTACGTCATGGTTGTCTCGCACATAAGCCCCAATGGACAGTTTAGCTTTGACACAAGCAATATGTATTGGGGTGATCGCAAGATTACTTTTGATGGCACTGACCAGACTAAGGTTGTAAGCCTGACTGATGGCGCTGGCAACGTAGATGGGAAAGTCAGCGGCAATTTGTATATTGCTTTGTACAAATCAACAGACGGTGGTGTTATCACATCCACAAACGGGGCTTCTTTGCCATCCACGTTTATGGGTGGAAGTGACATTCCTGTTGAAACTCGTTGGGCATCTTCTGGCCGTCAAATGAATGGCTTGGCTTTTGCTATTGTCAAACTTAACTACAACCGCGATGCCGAAACAACTGGCATGCAGACGTTGACATTTAAAGCAAGTCAATATTTGAACGGCACTGGTGCAGCAAAGCCCGGTGATGTTTGGTATGACTACATGACCAACGAGTTGTATGGCGCAGCAATGTCGACAAACATTGTTAACGCATCTTCTGCAACGGCGTTGAATTCATACTCCGATGGCTTAATCCCCTACACAGAAGGCGGTAGTTCATATACGCAAGCCCGGTATCGCATTAACGGTGTTGTTGATACGGGGCAAAGTTGCTTGACCAACATCAATGCAATTATGGTTGCGTGTGATTCTTGGAACCAATACAACGCAGCATTAGGGCAGTGGAGCGTTGTCATCAACAAAGCAGAAACAACTGGCTACGCTTTCAACGACAGCAACATTGTTGGCGAAATTCGCGTCAGTGCTTTTGACATCACCAGCAGCGTTAATCAAATTGAAGCAGAATTTCCAAGTAAGCAGAACCGCGATCAGTCAGACTTTGTTTACTACGAGACTCCTGCTATTCTGCTGTATCCAAATGAACCAGTTAACAAGCAATCCATCCAGTTGTCGATGGTCAACGATTCTGTTCAGGCTCAATACTTGGCATCTCGCATTCTTGAGCAAGCGCGGGAAGATTTGATTGTCAGCATTAGCACCGTTTACACAGGCATTCAGGTGGACGCTGGTGATGTGATTTCTATTACCAATTCTTCATACGGCTGGACAGCTAAGTTGTTCCGAGTAATGAAAGTTGCAGAAATTTCTTTGCCTGATGGCAACCTTGGCGCATCATTTGAGTTGAACGAATACAACGCGCAAGTCTACGATGACAGAGATATAACCAAATACACTGCTGCCGCAAACACAGACCTTCCAGACCCTGCATTTTTTGGTACGCTGCCAGCCCCAACAATTGCTTCTCAGTATCCATCGGCTGCTTTGCCAAGTTTTAATGTGCAACCGTACATGGGCACTGCTGGCTTTGTGACTTATGCCGAGGTCTGGTACTCAGCATTTAGCAGCCCAACGGCATCTCAAATTTATCTTGGCGGCACAACAAGCATTCCAAGCAATGGTGTGCCTTATGTTGTTGGACAGACTTTGCCAACTGTTGAATTGCAAATCCCTGCTGGCAATTGGTACTTGTTTTATAGGCTAGTCAATCCAGCGGCTGTGAGTCAATACTCTCCAGCTTCTGCTGTGTTTGACTGGAGGCCAACAACTTTCCAGTATGTTGAACGATGGATTGCAGTGGCCTATGCTGACAACGCTACGGGCACATCTGGCTTTAGCCTTAATCCTCGTGGAAAGACTTACTACGGCTTGTTTAACAACACAACAGCCAACGGAAGCGCAAACCCTGCTGACTACACATGGTATGCGGCCAGCTTTGGGACGTTGGATTACTTGTTGATTGCCAATCGTTCTAATCGCAAATTTAGTTTTGCAGTGGGCAATGCTGGCTTTATAAATTTTGGCGGCACTTTTGTTCCGTCAGAAACATCTATATATGACTCATCTGTTTGGAGTGCATTGGAAGATGGGCAGAACTATATTGACCTTGATGAGCGCACTGGGCAGTTAACTAAAGCAGGCACTACTGCAATTAGTTCTGCTGATGGTTTGTTGAATGTGACAAACAACACTGGCGGCTCAATGGTTGTGTCGTTAGAAAAGTTCCTTAACTTTGGGTCTGGCGTTTATTCAAAGTCGTTTAATGCTGCCACGTTGACCGTAGACGTTTATGGTCGGGTAGTTGGCTTTACTGAATCAGATGAATTCTTTTATTCGGAAACTGTTTTCAGTGCAACAAGCGGTCAGACATCATTTTCTGTGACACACGTTGTAGGCAATATTCTTGTTTTTCGTGATGGCGTTTTGTTGGATACATCGGAATACACCGAGACAACAACCACTGTTGTCATGGGAACTGCTTGCGCTACTGGTGAAATTGTTGTTGTCATTAATATGAGAGCAGTTAGCACAAATCAATATTACGAGGTTCTTGGCACAACAATTACATCAAGCGGGACAAGCACAATTGTATTTGGCGACCCAACAGATCAAATTATTGAGGTCGGTGATTTGCTTTGTTTTGCGGCAACTCAACCAGCTTCTGCCGATACGCCAACAACATTCACTGTCCAATCTGTGAATTTGTCTACAAATACCATCACATTCACAACAAGTATTTCTGGCGCTACGGCTGGATTTGGCGTGTTTAGAAAGCGTGCGGCTGGTGCAGCATACCGTCCGTTTAGCCGATACACGTTTGATCTAACCAACGTATCAACTTATACGCCAACAGACTTCACCATTCGTAATGGTTTTGAATCAGTCTATGTCAACGGCTCTCAGTTTAATGAAGTTGATTACGACTTGTCTGGAGATGCAATTACAGGATTCCCAGCTAACGTAACTGGCAAAATGACCATCATCATGTATGCTGAAAATAACCTTGGCATTCCAGCATCTAACGTGACAAACACTGTTGCGTATTCAGTTAATGGCGCTTTGACATACATTTTTGCCAGCAACCCGTTGGCAATGGAAATTTATGCAAATGGCGTTTTGTTGACCAAAGGTTCCGGATATGACTACACCGCAAGTAGTTCAAACTATAATTTGACAACAGCGTTTGACAATAATTTCACATTGCTTAACCAGCAAACATTTGCCAGAATTGGCGCTGCATAAGGATATAACATGACTCAAGCATTTAACCTTTCGCAACTTGCAAACAACCTGAACACTTCAGGCCAACTAGATGCGACTGACGGGTTGGTAAACGCTGTGCCTGTGACGAACGGTGGCACAGGAGCATCTACCGCAACAGCAGCAAGAACAAACCTTGGTGTTGCTATCGGTACTGATGTTCCTAGCCCAACGGGTACGGGCGCTTCTGGCACTTGGCCTATTGCAATCTCTGGCAATGCTGCAACAGCTACCAATGCAACCACAGTTACAAACGGTGTGTACACAACGGGTAATCAAACAATTGGCGGCACAAAGACTTTTACCAATGGCATAACTTTTAGCGATGCCACCACGCAAACTACGGCAGCCGTAGCCCCTACAACTGCAACAGTTTTGGCCGCAACAGCAGGTGCTTCTTTTGGCGCTGTGGGAACATACGCGTTAGCGAGCAGGGCCGGTCTTACTGGGGGTGACGTTTCAGCAGGTAACACCCTTGCTGGCAGCGCTCTCCGTCGTCAGTCTGCTATGGTCGGGATTATCAATGTAGCCAACACTATGCCATACGGCGCTGCCTTGTCGGGGACTTGGAGAGCCATGACGGACTACACATACAACAATGGCGACTTGGTAGGCATTGCCTTGTGGCTGCGTATTTCATAAGGAGTAATCATGCAAGCACATCTAACATCACTGTCTAACCCTCGTTGGTCAAACGCAGAGCACACAACCATTGACTGCGAAATCACGACCAGTCAATTTGGAATTGAAATTTTGCCGTTTACAGCAAGCCAGAACGACTCAGAAGCACATGGCCGCGCCATTTTTGCTGACATTGTTTCTGGCACATACGGTTCAATTGCGGAGTACGTTGCACCGTCAGAGCAAGTACAGCCCGTTATAGACGGAGCGCAGACACTGTGACCCCCGCAACCCTTCGGTTCACTGTCACTTAAGACGGCGCAACGCTGAATGTTTACCATGCAGCGATAGGCGAGGGTTTGCCTAAACACAGCCACACGTTTTCGCACCTGACAATGTGTCACGCTGGCTCCGTAAGAGTCAGCAATGAGCGCCGCAGTTTGGTGATGACCAAAGACACGCAGCCCGTAAACCTTGTCGCAAATGAGTGGCACGAGATTGAAGCGCTGGAAGACAACACTGTTTTTGTAAACGTCTTTGCAGAAAGAAAATTCTGAGATAATATTCCATATACAAGACAGCATCCGTAGCCCTGTGAGTACATAGGGAGCGTCACCACCTGAGAACAGGGAACTGTTATGGCTATCTTCAACAAAAACACTCTGGCGCAGGTCAGCGGCTTTGACAATCCAATCCTTGCTGGCGAACTGGTATACAACCAGAACACCTTTTGGAACTTGTCTTTTACAAACTCAAACTCTGGTTTGCCGCTAGATTTGACGGGCGCAACAATCACAGCGCAAATTGTTCGGCGTAGCGTTACAAACATTCAAGACACTCGCAACGGTCTGACGTTTGACATCGCAGATTACACGCCAACACCAACTCCAATTTCACTGACGATCAGCAATCGCGTTGATGCCGCTGGCACTTGCACATTGGTGATTGATTCAACTGCATGGGGCTTGATGACTACTGACCCGCAGTTGGACATTAACGCTCAAAGCTGCGTTGGTTACTCTGGTCGCGTTAAGGTGTCATTCCCTGCGGCTGGCACAACTCCAGCAGATGACAGCATTATCTTTTTGCTGTTCCTTGTTCGCTCTGATGGCATCGTGGTTGTATGAGCAAGGGCGTGATTGTCTCCCCGGCAAACAGGGGCGTCCAAGTCGTTGTCACGGACGAGCAAAATGTGCAACTGTTGGTTGATGGCAATCGCAATGTAAATTTAGAAGTAGTTCCACAAGGTCGTACAGAGGTCATTGTTGATAAAGGTGTTAGTGGCCCTACTGGACCTACGGGGGCTGCATCTACTGTTCAAGGTCCAACAGGAGCAACCGGACCTACGGGTCCAACGGGCGCGGATTCAACAGTTCCCGGACCTACTGGACCACAAGGCAATACTGGACCCACAGGACCAACTGGCGCTACAGGCGCAAACTCAACAGTTCCGGGTCCAACGGGGCCAACAGGCGCTACAGGTCTAACTGGACCCACTGGTCCTACGGGAGCAGCATCTACCGTTGCTGGACCAACTGGCCCAACTGGAGCCACAGGACCAACCGGAGCAGCTTCTACTGTTGCGGGTCCGACCGGACCAACTGGACCTACTGGAGACATAGGCTTAACAGGTGCAACAGGCCCAACGGGGCCAACAGGCGCTACTGGTTTAACCGGACCTACTGGACCGACAGGCGCTGATTCAACCGTTGCTGGCCCCACTGGTCCAACAGGAGCCACAGGTTTGACAGGGCCAACAGGCCCAACCGGAGCCACGGGTGTATCTGGCCCAACAGGACCGACAGGTGATACAGGTTTAACTGGACCTACCGGACCGACAGGAGATATAGGGCCGACCGGACCCACAGGCCCAAGCATTACGGTTCAGGATGAAGGCTCAACACTGACAACAGCGTTGACCAGCTTGAACTTTACTGGTGATGGTGTTACCGCGACAAATTCGGGAGGCGCTGTTACAGTTGCTGTTACTGGCGGTGGTGGTGGTGACTCATCGCCTATTCCCAAATTACAATCTTGGTCAATTGGAGCAATGTAAATGGCACAGAACACAAACCCTATTTTCCCCTTAGTTCCTGAAGTATTGTGGGTAAGCGGAACAGCCGCGACCGCAGGTACTCCCGGTCGAGATGCAAACACAACCACTGACCTGACAACAGGCACAAACTACGGCCCGATCTTTACGGCTGATGCCACTGATGGCTCACGGCTTGACTTCATAAAAGTCAGGGCGCTTGGCACTAACGTGGCAACTGTAATCCGAATCTGGATCAACAACGGCGCAGCCACAACTACAGCAGCCAACAACACGCTGTATCTTGAGCGAACACTGTCGGCGACTACTGTATCGCAAACAGCAGAACAGCCTGACATCATCTTGCCTTTGAACATTAGTTTGGCAGCAGGTTATCGTGTGTATGCCACATTCGGCACAGCAGTAGCGGCAGGATTCCACCTGACTGCTATTGGTGGGGACTACTGATGTTTACGAGCTTTTCATCCGAAAACACACCTGCAATTCAGGTGCGGGATTTCTTTAGGGCATTTGCAAGTACATCTGCTGTTCGTTCAGTATCTTTGCCAGATGATTGCGCTCCTATTCAAGTATTTCGTACTGGCGCAAGCACTACCACAATTAGATTGTATTTGCCAACAGCACCTATTGAAGGAAAGCAAATAACCATTGTTAATCAGCAATATAGTGGAAACCCGCAAAAAATTGATATTTATTCATCTGATACAAGCGGGGATGGGACAACTCAACCTTTAATGACATTAGGCCAAGCAGAATCAATAATTCTTGTTTATTCAAAACAAAATATTTCTTTTGGAACTGCAAGCGGTTCGCTTGCTACTGGTTGGATTTCATTAAATAAGGGATCGCTTTCTGCGGTCAATAATTATTCTGTTGTCGTAGGTGGCAACAATAACGCTGCTCAAGGAATAAGTAATTTTATTGGTGGTGGTGTAACTAACTCAGCAAGTAGTTTTTATTCTGCTATTGTTGGAGGTCAAAATAACACAGCAAGCGGCTTTAATTCTGGTGTCTTTGCTGGTTCAAGCAACACAACAAGTGATTCAAATACTGTTGTTGTTGGCGGCTCAAACAATCTAGCAAATTCTGAAAGAAGTGTGGTTATTGGTGGTGCTTATGGCATAACAAGGGCTATTATTGGAAATTTTGTTGCCTCTGCAAGTAGTAGCCCTATTGCTTCATCAGCAGGCAGGCAACAACTTGCAACGCTATTGTTGGGTCGTCAAACCACAGATGCAACCGCAACTGTACTGGCAAGCAACACATCTGCCGCATCTACAACCAACCAAGTCATTCTACCCAACAACAGCGCCTACACATTCCAAGGCACTGTCATTGCAGCAAGAACTGCGGCTGGCGACACTTCCTCATGGAAGTTTGAGGGTGCAATCAAGCGCGGCGCTAACGCTGCATCCACTACTTTAGTTGCGGCTGTGACTCCAATTGTTATCGCACAGGACGTTGGCGCTGTTACGTGGGCCGTTGCTGTTACGGCTGACACCACCAACGGCGGCATTGCAGTAACTGTTACTGGCGCAGCAGCAACCACAATCCGCTGGGTGTGCAAAATCGAAACAACTGAGGTGACCTTCTAATGGCTCTGAAAATCTCTATCCCCACAAGCAACGTAGGCGTTCCTTTCACAGACGCATACGCCCGTATCACCAACATCTTTGGCAACAAAGATCAGATGCAATACCAAGTGTCAGTGTCTGCCAATGCCGATGCTCGTGAAGCAAACGCACAGGAAGTGGCACAACACGCTTTCTACTGCGCTACCCCACAAGGTAACTTGATGGACGGTCTGTATGCTGACCTGAAGCTGCAAGTCGGCTTTGAGGACGCTCAAGACTGTTAAGTATGAAAATAGCCGTCTACGCCATCAGCAAAAACGAAGCGCATTTTGTCAAAAGATTTTGTGCTTCAGCCAAAGATGCTGATTTGATTGTCATTGCCGACACTGGCTCAACTGACGACACGGTTCAGTTGGCGATGAACGCTGGCGCTAGAGTGTTTGAGATATGCGTAAAGCCTTGGCGTTTTGACAAAGCCAGAGATGCTGCCCTTGCCTTGCTGCCGCCTGACATTGACATCTGCATCTCGCTAGACCTAGACGAAGTGCTAGAACCGGGATGGCGAAAAGAGATTGAACGTGTATGGGCAACAGATACAACCCGTCTGCGCTACAAGTTCGATTGGAGCAACGGGGTCGTGTTCTACAGCGAGAAAATACACCATCGCTACGGCTACCATTGGCATCATCCAATCCATGAGTACATCCGGGCTGACAACAGAATCCCCGAGGTGTACGCACACACGGATATGCTGCTTGTCAGCCACCATCCTGACGAAACAAAGTCACGAAGCCAGTATCTGCCGTTGCTTGAGTTAGCGGTCAAAGAAGACCCGCATTGCCACCGAAATGCTTTTTATTACGCTAGGGAGTTGACTTTTTACGCGCAGTGGAAAGAAGCTATTCCAGCACTTAAAAAATATTTGGCTATGCCCCAAGCCAGTTGGAGCCATGAGCGATGCTATGCCATGCGGCTGTTAGGTAAGTCACATGAAAGTCTAGGCGAGATTAAAGAGGCTGCGAAGTGGTATCAAGGCGCTTGCCTTGAAGAATCTAATACCCGCGAGCCGTGGGTGGATTACGCCATGTTTTGCTATAACATTCATGATTGGGAAACCTGCTATTTTGCAGCCAACAGAGCGTTAAAAATCACAGAAAAGCTAGAGGTTTACACAATGGACCCGGCTGCGTGGACTGACAAGCCACACGATCTTTGTAGCATTGCTGCTTGGCATTTGGGTTACAAAGACAAGGCAAGACAAGAATTGGACGAGGCTTTAAAATTCAAGCCCAAAGACCCCAGACTACTTGCCAATAAGGAATGGATGAAATGAGCACGATTAACGCTACTGAGGCGAGGCTATCCACCCACGAAGAAGTCTGTGCTATTCGTTACGAGCAGATCAATGCACGATTAAAGCGCATTGAGGGCATCATGATGAAGACTGCTGGCCTAATGATTGCGTCAATGGCTGGCACGATCTTTTCTGCCGTTTGGATACTAAAATGAGAGAGTTTGCCGAGGCTCTTGTCGCGGCAATTTTGATTGTTTGTATTGTTATTTGGACCGTTAAAGTTGTTGTTGAGGTATTGCGATGATTGCAGAAATTGCTGCCGCCAATGCTGCTTTTGCGGTTATCAAAGCTGCTCTTGCCAATGGCAAGGAGTTGCACCAGCTTGGGTCAAGAGTCTTTGACTACTTTGACAACAAGGCGGCAATCCAAGAAAAGGCCACCAAGAAAGGTGGCGGCTCCGACATGGAAGAATTCATGGCGTTGGAGCGACTCAGGCAGCAGGAAGAAGAATTGCGTGAGCGTATGGTCTACGCTGGTCGTCCGGGCATGTGGGACGATTGGGTTAAGTTCCAAGCCGCCGCTGCTCGTAAACGCAGAGAAGCAAAAGAAGCTGCTGCCCGTGAAGCACTTAGACGGCAAGAAAAACTGGCAAGGCTGACTGAATATATCGTCATTGGCATAGCAGCATTTATTCTTGCTGGTTTGATCGTTTACGGCATCGTCTTGTACATGCTGCACTTGAGATGAGTGACGAGAAACTAAACGCCAATACAACCCTAGACAAAGTTCTCGGGTATGTGGACTCGCCTTTTAAGTTGTTTGCCATCCTTATCATGGGCATTGTGGCTTTTGCTGGTTACTTCATGTGGCAGAACCAAGAGTTCATGTTTGATGCCTACAAAGAATCCAAGAAGCTGCCCGAGATCAACACAGGCCGTGCCGATGACGCCAGTGCAATGCTGTTCAAGAAGACCGGTGCTACGGTGGTAGCCATCTTCAAGGTTAACCCTTTGTTTAACAGCCGTGTGCTGTACAAGGCATACACCAAAGATGGCAGGGATAAAACCATTGAGGACATTGATGTTGGCCTGTTCAGCCAGAACTCAGCCAACAATGCCGATGTAATCAAGTTGATGACCAATGAGATTCCTTGCTCTGAGTATCGATATGCTCAGTCTGAGGTTGGGCTGTGGTACATCGAAAAGGGCGTTGGGTTTACTTGCCGGGTAAGTGTCCCACCAGACAGCCACAGGTTTGTTGGGCAGATTACTGTTGGCTGGACACAGCAGCCTGAGAACCTTGAGCAGATTAAATTCATGCTGGAGATCGCCAGCGCAATGTTAACCAAGAGAGGTAACTGATGTTTCCATTAACCGCATTACTTGAAGTGGGTGGCAAGCTGATTGACAAGCTAGTGCCCGATCCAGAAGCCAAAGCCAAAGCACAAATGGAGTTGGCAAAGATGGCGCAAGACGGTGAGTTGGCAAAGATGGCTAACGACACCAAGCTATTTGAGGTGGAGCAAACAAGCATCACAGACCGTTGGAAAGCAGACATGGGGTCTGACTCTTGGCTGTCCAAGAATATTCGCCCTATGGCCCTTATAGCCATCTTTGTGGCCTATTTCATTTTTACTGCAATGTCTGCCTTTGGGTACAACGCTCAAGAATCCTATGTTCAGCTTTTGGGCCAATGGGGGCAGATTATCTTTTTGGCATATTTTGGTGGCCGAACTGTTGAAAAACTTGCAGACATGAAAGGTAAAAAGTGATTTACAAAGATAGAAATTGCTTGTTTTGCAATTCTTTGTTCAGCCCAAAATCTTCTAAAGAAAAATGGTGCTCCAACAATTGTAGATTTCAATCCCACATCCCAAAAAATTTGAGTGCAAATAAATGCTGGAATTGGGATGGGGCTGTTTTTAAGCAAACAGGATATGGGCAATTTGGTTCTGCAAAATCTGGTGTTTTTACGGCGCATCGTTATTCATATCAACTTTTTAATGGGCAAATTCCAGAAGGAAAGTTTGTTTGCCATTCATGCGACAACAGGCTTTGTTTTAATCCAAGACATTTGTGGCTTGGAACTCCAAAAGAAAATTCTGAAGACATGGTAAAAAAAGGCCGATGGCTTGGCAAAAGAATTGAAAAGGATTCAAAGTGATTACTGCTGAACAACTCAAAGAACTGCACATTGATGACGATTGGCTGGAGCCTTTGAACGAGGCTATGCAACGCTATGAAATCAACACTCCCTTGCGGATGGCTGCTTTCATTGGTCAATGTGCCCATGAGTCTGGCAACTTTAAGACCCTGCAAGAGAACCTGAACTACTCAGCGGAAGCCTTGTGCCGGGTTTGGCCGAGCCGATTCCCTAATCTTGAGGCAGCACAGCCGTATCACCGCAATCCCGACAAGATCGCAAACAAGGTATACGGTGGTCGAATGGGGAACGGCACTGAAGAAACTGAGGAAGGCAGCTTGTACAAGGGCAGAGGCCTGATCCAATTGACCGGCAAGGACAACTACACTTTGTGCGGCGATGCCTTGAACGAGGACTTTATTCATTCACCCGACCTGATTCTGTCCCCTAAGTATGCAGCACTGTCAGCCGCGTGGTTCTGGAATAAGCGAGGTCTGAATAAAGAGGCAGACGCAAAAGATTACACCGCAATGACCAAGAAGATCAATGGCGGTTTTATAGGTTTGGATGACCGTATCAAGCACATCAATCATGTGCTGGAAGTTTTGTCTTGATATTGCAACTCAAGCAGCAACTCTAGGTAATGAATGGCCTTGAGGATGTCAGCAGCGCCATTCTTTTCTTTGTGGCGGGTGACGTATTTGATGACGTTACCTTCACAAAACCCTAGATTGTTGGCATGGATGTAGACAATGGGCTGGATGCCTTTGTCTTTGTAATGACTGCCTGATACTTGCTTGTCAAGAGCAGAAGTAGTAAGGTCAAAAATCATCACGCTTCCTTAACAAACACGCCATTCTCATTCATGTAGCCTTTGCGTGGCTCAATGACTTTGTAGGCGTTGTAGAAGCACTGACGCACATCCAAGTCCGTCAATACACCTACGTTAACCAGCGTGACCATCACATCACCAATGGCGTCTGCAATCTCTGCTTTGTCATCCTTGGCAATGGCAATCAGCAACTCGCAAGCCTCCTCAACGGTTTTGCTTGCTTGGCCTAGTGCTGTGCCATTTTTGTAAATGCCACGAGCTTCAGCCCATTGCATAACAGCAAACTCTGTGCTGCTAAACGATTGTGTTTCTTTCATGTTTTTCCTTGTAGGTGGGGTACTCGCTGCACTGACTTCCCAGAGATCATCCTGCACCGCCTAGAACAATGACTCGCCAGCATCCGCTTTCCCCCGTTAATCAGAAGCAGTTGGTTGTGCAGTTATTGCCAACACAGCATGTCGTACACATCACGGTTTTGCCGTTCACAAAATATGTGTGTGTCGTGCAAGAGGCCCAAGTCATTGTGGCAAGGGTTGCAAGGTAAACACCAATAAGAGCTTTTTTCATGTTATCTCCAATTTAAAAAGGAATGTCGTAATCCATGTCGCCAAATCCTGATGGCGATGATTTTTGTTGAGGTTGTTGTTTTTCACGTTGCGGCGCACTTTCTTTGCGCCCACCTTGCAATGCAACGTCATTAACTCGAACGTCTGTACTGAGCCGTTCTTGGCCGTTTTTATCGGTGTACTTGCGCTGGCTTACACTGCCTGTAATGGTCACAGATTGACCCTTAACAAGATACTGTGCCAGTGATTCTGCTCGTTTGCCAAATAATTGGCAATTCCACCAAATAGCGTCTTTGTCTTTGCCTTGACTATCGGCAACAGAAAAGTTTGCAACCGGATCGCCATTAGGCAAAAACCGAACTTCAGCATCTTTGCCAAGCTGTCCAGCAACTATCAGATTATTCATAGATTTCCTTCATGCTCTTGCGAGATTTGTTTGATGATTTGTTGATAAAACACGTTTGCCTCCTCTACTTTCTTTTTTATCTTGTCTTCAAGCGCCTTGTCACGCTTGTAAAGAACTCTTGTAACCCGTAATTCGGGTGCAATGTGGTCAACATTGTGGATGGCTGGATTTTCGTAACCGATCAAATGTGCCGGCGTGGACACAAGGCAATAATCAATTTCAAATTCATCCATGTCCCACAGCATCATGTAGGCTCGCCCTTGCCATTCATAAGTTTTGTCTTCACCTTGATATGCCAGCACAGGAAACGTAGACAATGACCACGATGATTTGATGTCGTGAATTCTGTTGTCGCCAACAATGTCGCATTCACCAGTAATCCAGTCATTTGTCTTGCGCTCTGTGTTCTTTGCAAAGTTTTTGAACAACACAGAATTAAGCAATTCAATCGATTGATCTTCAACCTCAAGACCTTTGGTCATGTACTTTGAGGTGATGATTTCGTCATAACCGTAGATAAATTCTTTGGCCTGTTTGATGATGGCTGTTTTAGCCCCGACAGACAAAGTTTCAACTGAACCTTTGCCATCGGTCATTATTTCCGCAAGGGATGATGCTCTGAATTTAAGCATTTGCCAAAGCCTGTACCAAAGCAGCTTCTTGTTCTGCGGTCAAAGTAAAGGTGTCACGCAACTGCTCTACTGTGTAATTTTTTGCAAGTATCGTTTGCACAGCAGCATTAAAACGATTGTTTGTCAATGTTGGTTTTTTAACCTCTTGTGTTCCTTGGTCAGAATCGTTATCGCCTTCTGTAGGAATAGAGAACGCCATCAGCATCGCATATTTGTGCGCTGCCGACATTGCTTTGTTAGTTGCTTTGTCGCCTGAATCCATTGCTTCACCATAACTTTTTACGGTGTGCTTTGTTCCATCTTCACTTGAAACAAAATCAAATTCAGCTTCAACTGTAACGTAGTGCATTGTGCCGCCACTTTTTGTTTCAGCTACTCTAAGATCGCGTGAAATGATGCGAGGCAAAACACAAAGATTGTTCTCGGCAAGGATTGATGACAACACGTTGTAAACGTCATCAATAGATCGAAACTTGTAGCCTTGAGCTTGGTTTTTACGATCTTTGCCAATGCCTTGCTTTGCAAGTTCAGCTTGGACTTTATTGATTGCTTGATAGACTTTCATTGCACTCTCGTAATGGGTTGAGCCAGAAGCCAATTGGCTCCAAGCTGGTGAACAGATCGCGCCCACTTGCGCTGATAGCTACGGATTACTTCAGGCGAAGCATCGTAAGTCTGAAAGATGCGCCGTGCATGGCGTAAAAGTGTGATGTTCATGTGAACTCCTGTCTTGTTGAGCCTCAATGTTATGACGCATCAAACAATAAATCATCGGGATAAACCCTAATAGACAACCGGGTCAACAATGATAACCTTCTTGGCATGAACACACATGAACAACATGAACGCATGGCAGTCGAGCCGTTGGTAGACTATGCGACCTCGCTGGTTTTGCAATACACAAACCCAGAAGACTTTGAGGCAGCATGTGTAGCTGTTCTCTGCCGAGCTATTGAATCAATCGCAAAAAAGGAAATGGAAATATGCTACAAGAAAAACAGTTCTATCTGAAGTGCCTCCAAACCGGCCCAATAAGCCAACGCAATCTTGCCAACAGGCTTTCAATTCGGTTCAGCACTTCACCAGCAGCAGTCAAAGATGCTTTGCTGGCCGAAGGACTTATTGAGTTGTCTCACAGCAAGCGCGAAGGCGAGACACAAAAAATCAATCATTACTACAAACTGACAGACAAAAAAATTAAACATGTTGAAGTCAAAGAAAAGCCGGTTGTGTTAGACACTTGGGAAGACGGCACACCAAAGTCAAAGGGCAACGCTTTTGACCTGTCGGTATCTAGCAAGAGCATGTTTAACAAAAGTGAGATTGCCCGGATGACGCAAAAGTATCATCAGAACAAGCCAATCACGCTTTACAGCCGCGCTTGAGTGGTGGTATAGTTGTTTGAAACATGGCTAGGGTAGCTCCTGAAAAGACGATTCGTTACCGTCCTGCCAATGTTTCTTTCAGTAACGATGACCGATAACGTGAGGTAAATGATGCTTTTACAGCCAAAGAATTGGGCCGTCTTTCAACACTACAAAGACCGCTGCCCACCGTGGATCAAACTCCACCGCGACCTATTAAATGACCGTGTTTTTATGTGCTTGCCACTTGCTAGCAAGGCGCTTGCACCTTTGCTTTGGTTGCTAGCATCTGAGTCCAAAGACGGCATTTTTGATGGCTCACTGGATGAGCTAGTGTTTCGGTTGCACATCACACCTAAAGACTATCAAGATGGCGTTAAGCCGTTGATTGATAAAGGTTTTTTTGTTGTTGCTAGTGGAGTGCTAGCAGAGTGCTATCAAGATGCTATCCCAGAGACAGAGAGAGAGGGAGAGAGAGAGACAGAGAAGAAGCAGAAAAGCAATCGCGGTTCGCGCTTGCCAGTAGACTTTGTTTTGCCAGAAGACTGGATTTCTTTTTGTCAAGCAGAACGTAAGGATTTGGCCCCGGCAAAAGTCTTTGCAGAGTTCAAAGATTACTGGTGTGCTTTGCCAGCAGGTAAGGGCACTAAGGTTGATTGGACAATGACATGGCGAAATTGGGTGCGCCGCCAATCGGCTCCCAAACAATCCTTTGCCCAACAAGCTGCTGACGTTGCCCGAACAACAGTCCCTGCTCAACACACTGGCCCTGACCCTGTGCTGCTCAAAATTGAGGCAGACCGTCAAAAGGCCGCGCCAATGCCTGCCCACATTCGTCAACAAATCAACTCTGTCTTAAGAAAAGTCTAGGGTAACCACCAATGACAAACACAACAATGTTATAGACAATAAAAATTAAACATTATTTAAAGGAATTTTATGAGAACCAATCCAAACAATGATATGTTTTTGGAAGCAAACTCTTTTAAAGTAAATGGAGTTGAAATTCACAATTACGTTCAGCAAGTAAGCAGCGCCGAAACTTGTCGAAATCAAAAAGCTGCTGGCGCAAGGATATTGGCTGAAATTTTTGATATGCCAATGCGAGTTCTTGATTTTGGCGGAGGCAAGTATTCTGAAGCGCAAGAATATTTGAAATCTTTGGGTGCTGTTTGTGAAGTGTATGACCCATACAATAGAACAAGAGAAGAAAACATTCGTGTTTTAAGCCAAAAATATGATTTGATGATGTGCAACAACGTCTTGAATGTTTTGACAGATGATGTCTTGTTAAATGTCATTTTGGATATGAAAAAAGTTGCTGAATTATGTGATGTCAAAAAAATTATTGTTACTGTTTACGAACGTGACAAATCTGGAGTTGGTTGCTACACAGGCAATGAAAGTTATCAACGGAATGAAAAAACATCTGTGTATGTTGACAAATTGCGTTGCTTCTTAGGTGTTTCATTTCACAAAAAAGCATTGGTGGTTCATGTATGAGCAGAATTGTTTGTTGGTTTAGTTGTGGCGCTGCTTCTGCTGTTGCAACAAAATTGGCTTTAGCGGAAAACGCAGGGAAACTGCCAGTTGTTATTGCTTACACTGAAGTTCTTGAAGAACATCCAGACAATAAAAGGTTTTTGGCCGATTGTGAAAAATGGTTTGGACAAGAAATTGTCATTCTTGGCAATGATCGTTATCAACGCTCAATTTTTGAAACTTTTAAAACCAGTGCAATGAACATAAAAGGTTCAGCGCCATGCACTCAGAAGTTAAAAAAGCAAGTACGCATCAAATTTGAACAAGTCAACGACAGACAAGTTTTTGGATACACCGTTGAAGAACAGCAGCGTTACGACAGGTTTATTGATGTCAATAACGATGTCGATATTTGGGTTCCTTTAATTGATAAAGGATTGACCAAAGAAGACTGTCTTGGGATGATAAAAAAAGCTGGCATTGAATTGCCAATGATGTATCAGCTTGGTTATCACAACAACAATTGCATTGGATGCGTTAAGGGTGGCATGGGATACTGGAACAAAATTAAAGTTGATTTTCCCGAGCAATTCCAAAGAATGGCAAATCTTGAGAGATTTAAAAAACAAACAATTTTGAAAGATCGTTACCTTGATGAATTGAAATCAACAGACGGCAATTATCCAGCAGAGCCAAACATTGAATGTTCTATTTTTTGTCAAATGGCAGAACAAGATTACCAAAAATAAGGTAAATAACATGACAAGAACTTACGCACTCAAACGCCTGCTTGAACACGGTGAACTGTCGGCCAAAGAAATGTACGAAATCACTGGCTGGACTCAGAAACAAGTCTGGGCAACCATCCAGCGCTTGCAAATGACTGATGTTGTTCGCAAATACCCAAAAATGAAATGGGGCTTGATTGCCCTGAACCCTTACCCATGAACAGACGAGCAGTAAGCGACCAAGGCGACAGATACCGAATTGAGCTTGGCGAGGCAAGAGTTCTGTACAGGACTTACGAATCAACAGGCCAAAAAGTGCTGACACCTGTTCGCATCGAATGGTTAGAAAGAAAGTACGGCACAGGTTCTGTTGCCCGGATTAAGTCTTACATGCAAAAACTAGCAAAAGGAGAATTGGAATGAACTGGCCTTTCCCACCCGCTACCGGTCCAGTCCCGTGGACCAACAAGCAAAAGCAAGCCTATGCCAAGCAACAGCGTGAACAAGCTGGCGAGGCTCCGCTATGAGTGATAACTTAGGCGGGGCATATAACCCTAAAAAACAAGCTGTTAGCGCACAGTCAGAAGAATATTTGACAAAAAAAGCATGGAATGGAAAAAAGAAAACTTGCTGGCAATGTCAAAAAGACAAAACAACTTTTGGTGGGCATCAAAAAATTACAAGCGGTTTTTACAAATTTGTTTGTAAAGATTGTTGCGAAGCAAATTTACAAAAAAAGAAGGATGCGGCATGAGGTACGCTGCCCGAGTAGACGCCAATCAGACACAAGTCGTGTCAGCATTGAGGGCAGCAGGTGCTTACGTCTGGGTCATTGGCCTACCTGTTGACCTTTTGGTTGGCTTTAACGGCCAGACATACCTCGTTGAGATTAAAGATGGCCCTAAAAAGGCTTTAACGAGGCTACAGCAAGACTTTTTTGGAAATTGGATAGGTGGTAGCCTGCACCGCATTGACGGCCCTGATGACGCTTTACGCATGATTGGTGTGCTATGACGCCAGACATGAAAAGCCGAGATCAGGAGAAGCTGTACCACGCAATCATCAATCAGATTGCCAAACAAGCAAAGTTGCACGGTAGCCGTTGGACAGCAGAGTCTTGGAAGCGATATTTGATTGATCAGTGGGCGCACGAAAACAATGAAATGGCCGCTGTCAGCAAGATCATGCCAAGCATTGACGGTTTGAGGGTGGTCCAGCTAGGTCTGCAAAGCCGCAGGTTTACCAAAGAACAAGCCATCAGTTTTACCGAGTGGTTGATGTATTGGGCAACAACTAATGGGGTGACGCTTGAAGAACGCCGAGAAGAAACATAAGGAAGCCGTGGCAAGCCTTGGCTGTGCGTTGTGCCATCACTTGTACGGGGAGCATGACCCGGCTCCTGTGGAATTGCATCACCTGAGAGCAGGGGGGTGGGGTCGTGGCAACTACCTGACTTTGATGGGCCTATGTTATGAGCATCATCGTGGCAATAAGGGTATTCACGGATTGGGAACAAGAGGATTTGTGGAATATTATGGAATCACTCAGCAAGAACTGCTTGAGTGGACACTAAACAAGATAGGACAAACATGAACTACGCAGCAATTGCCGCAGCAATGCAAGCAGAGATTGACAACCCTAAAAAGCTGTACATGCCCAGCAGCCCCGGTTGCTTTGTGCGCGACAGGCTGTTCAAGGATTGCCATTGGGAAGAAGCCACATGGTTCTGGTCGCACTATTGCAGTGGTGGCTTTATTGGCCCAGAGTTGAAAGACCTGTACATCAAGCTGGAAGCCTTGGCATCAAAAGAATCTATGCCCGATTGGGGCACAAGGGGAACATGATGACTTGGTGGATGTGGCTTATCGGCATTGCTCACACAGCCGTTTATGTCTGGGCGTTTTGGAGAACATATGAAAAGCATCACAGAGTTAGCTAAAGCAGTTGGCTATCCCATGTTGGTTTTTATGGGTACACCCTACGTATCTCCAGAACTAAGGCGTCTGGTAGAGGCCGCAGTCGCGCAGGAGCGTGAAGAAATCATTGATCTGGTCCCAACTTACGGTGGATCAGTACAACTTGAAGCAGCAATAAGAGCAAGGAGTCAAGCATGAGC